TTAAACGTTTATCACTGCTGCACAGTACTCCTGGTCTTTTGACAATAGTGCCCACACAATCCGCGCATTCTTATTAGCCAATGCTACTGAGGCAATGTTGTTATTTCGGCGTGCCAGTAGCCGACTGGCCCATCCCGATACAGCATCCTGTTTACGTTTGACCGACTGCAACACAGCCCTGGCTCCGTGAATAAGTAAGGTTCGTAAATAAACATCACCTCGTTTGCTTATCCCGAGCAAGACTTGTTTGCCACCACTTGAATGCTGACGTGGAACCAGTCCTAACCAGGCAGCCAACTGTCGGCTATTTTCGAAATTGCTGGCGTTGCCGATAGTCGCAATGAGTGCGGTGGCGGTGACTGGGCCAATGCCTGGGATCTTGCTGATACGCTGACATAGCGCATTTTGGCGGTAGCACTGCTCAATCTGCTTGTCGAGCGTAGCGATGACATCGAACAGATATGTCATATGGTGCTGTAACAGACTCAGTTGTACACGAAATAGAGATGGTAATGAGTTATTGGCATCTTCCAGGATCTCAGGTAACTGTAGTTGTAACTGCTGGATCCCCCGGGATACAACGATGCCAAATTCAGCCAATAGCCCCCGAATTTGATTCGCCTGAGCGGTCCGTTGTTTGATGAAACTCTGACGACTCCGGTGAAGTGCCAATACGGCTTGTTGCTCAGGAGTCTTGACTGGCACGAACCGCATGTTAGGTCGAGTGACGGCTTCGCAGATAGCCTCTGCGTCTGCAGCATCATGCTTATTGGTTTTGACATAGGGCTTGACGAACTGAGGGGCCATCAGCTTGACGTTATGGCCCATCGATATGAGTTTGCCGGCCCAAAAGTGGGCAGAAGCACAGGCTTCCATGCCGATCAAACATGGAGGGATGTTGGCAAAAAAGGAAAGCATTTTTGCTCGCTTGAGTTGCTTGTTGAACAAGCGCTTGCCGTGTTCGTCAGTTCCGTGGATCTGAAAAACCTCTTTTGCCAAATCGATGCCGATAGTCTTAACACTCATGATGGCCGCTCCGCTCAAGTAGTGACGATTTATCGTCCCACTGTGGCACAAGATGTAGGGGGCGACCATTCCATTAACAAAGCCACCCCGCCCATATCAAGACCTGATCATCAACCACGAAATCGACGCTCTGCGCTGCAACATCTGGGCTGGCATGGGCATGGGTAAAACCGTAGCGACACTCACCACGCTGGAAGATCTCTTCATGGCGGGCGTAGAGACACAACCCGCGCTGGTACTTGCGCCACTGCGCGTGGCGGCCAGCACTTGGCCTGATGAAGCGGTCAAATGGGGGCATCTGCGCAATATCGAGATGCAGCCGATTGTCGGTAACGCCAAAGCACGCGCTGCGGCGCTGGCGAACAGCAACGCGAGCGTGTTCACCATCAACTACGACAATCTGGTCTGGCTGGTGGAAGAGGTGGGCGGCCGCTGGCCGTTCGGTACTGTCATCCCGGACGAAAGCACTAGGCTGAAATCCTTCCGGCTGCGCGGGGGCGGCAAGCGCGCGGCGGCCCTAGGCAAGGTGGCACATAAGCACGTCCGGCGCTGGATGAATCTCACCGGTACGCCAGCGCCGAACGGCCTGGTGGACCTCTGGGGGCAGGCGTGGTTTGTGGATCAGGGGCAGCGCCTCGGGCGCACCTACGGCGCGTTTACTTCCCGCTGGTTCAACTCAATACAGTTTCCGGGGCAGAGCTGGACGAAGCTCGAGCCGTTCGCCCATTCGCAGGATGAAATACAGCGGGCACTGGCCGATGTGACTATCTCACTGGACGCCGCTGACTGGTTCGACATCAAAGAGCCCATCCATAACGTGATCCGTGTGGACATGCCGCCGAAAGCTCGCCAGCAGTATCGCGAGATGGAAAAGGAAATGTTCCTTGAGCTGAACGGCGAAGGTATCGAAGCGCCAAACGCCGCGGCAAAAACGGTGAAGTGCCTGCAGATCGCCAGCGGCGCGGTATACACCGACGATACCGGAAGCTGGTCAGAACTGCACGATGCAAAGCTGCAGGCGCTGGACAGCATCCTCACCGAAGCAGCTGGCGCGCCGGTGCTGGTGGCCTATCACTGGAAACACGACCTTGAGCGTCTACTTAAAGCATTTCCTCGCGGTCGCCATCTTGACCAGGATCCGCAAACGCTGCGCGACTGGAATGCCGGAAAGATACCTGTTTTGTTCGCACATCCGGCCAGCGCGGGCCACGGCCTGAACATGCAGGACGGCGGCAACATACTGGTGTTTTTCTCACACTGGTGGGATCTGGAGCAGTACCAGCAAATTATCGAACGCATCGGGCCAACCCGGCAGATTCAGGCCGGACACAACCGCCCGGTGTTCATTCACCACATTATCGCCGCCGACACTATGGACGAAATGGTGATGGAGCGGCGCAACTCAAAACGAACAGTGCAGGATCTCCTGCTCGATGCCATGAAAAAGAGAGGTATAGCATGACACCACATACATCTCCCACCACCGGAAATGACATCATTTCCGACCCTGATATCGAGATACTAACCGGGTATAAAATTCCATCCAAACAATGCAAGACCCTGCGTGAGGCCGGCATTTTCTTCATTACCCGGCGAGATGGCCGCCCACGAACCACCTGGGCGCACTTCAATAACCCACTCTCTCATCGTCAACGCATGCAGGATACCAACCCAACGCCAACGCCAACGCCAACGCCAGAGCCTGATTTTGGAGCGCTTGACTGATGCCCAGGATAAGAAAAAACAAAGATGATGCCTGGATGCCGCCCCGGGTATATATGGGGCGATCCGCCTATGAGTTTCATCCAATAAATGGTGGAAATATCCGCTTATGCGATAAAACGGCAACACAGGCCCAGGTATGGGCTGCATGGGAAGCATTGATTAACGAGAGACCAGACACCACTACACTGGCTGGACTGGTTGAACGCTTTCTCAAATCAGCCGACTTCTTTGGATTAGCTGTAGAAACACAGAAGGACTATCACAAGTATTCACAGAAAATACTGTCCGTATTCGGGAAAATGCCGCCCGATGCCATCAGGCCTGAGCATGTTCGACGCTATATGGATAAGCGAGGGTTGAGGAGTCACACCCAGGCAAACCGCGAAAAATCCTTTATGTCACGGGTCTATCGCTGGGCCTATGAAAGAGGCTATGTAAAAGGTAACCCGACGAAGGGCGTCAGACAATTTAAAGAGCCTGGCCGCGATCGCTACATCACGCACCAAGAGTACCTGGCACTATACGGCGTCACTTCAGATGTAGTGAGAGTCGCGATGGAGCTGGCCTATCTATGCTGTGCCCGGCAAAAGGATGTACTGAACATGATGAAAAGCCAATTTTTGCCAGAGGGTATCCTAATCAAGCAGAGCAAGACTGCCGTAGGACAAATCAAAGCCTGGAGCCCACGCCTACGTGAGGCAATAAAATTGGCTTCTACCCTCCCCTTAGACTCAGGTAGAAGCACACTTTACGTCATCCACCAGCGCTCTGGTGACAAGTACAGCCGGCACGGTTTCAACAGCCGTTGGCGTCAGGCAAAGAAAGCAGCCAAAAAGCGATATCCCGAGCTGGACTTCAACTTCACCTTTCACGATCTGAAAGCTAAGGGGATCTCTGATCTGAAGGGGAACATCTACGAGAAGCAGGCCATTTCTGGCCACAAGAACGTGGAGCAAACAGCTCGTTATAACCGAAAGATCCCGATTGTTCCTACGGTGGATGGGCAGTGATGGGAAGGATAATATTATGAAAACATATTATGAAAGGGGGATGAAGACACAAAAAAACCACCTTGCGGTGGCTTAATAACAAAATATATCTTTTTGATTTTTATACCATTTTGTCATGGTGCCCGGAGCGGGACTTGAACCCGCACAGCGCGAACGCCGAGGGATTTTAAAAACTAAATCGACCTTTTAAAAATCATAAGAATATGATTTTAAATATATTTAATTGGCGTGAAACGGGGCAAATCGATTCTCTATCAAATTCTGCTGCCATTTTTGCCACCGCATTTTTTCAGCGTATCAAGGTTATCAAATGGGTTCAGAGCCAGCGCCGCATCCAAATGATCGGGCGCAAAGTGTGCATAGCGCATCGTCATCGTGATCGTGCTATGGCCCAATATCTGCTGCAATACCAGAATATTGCCGCCCTGCATCATAAAATGGCTGGCAAAGGTGTGGCGCAATACGTGGGTACGCTGTCCTTTCGGCAGGTGAAGCCCTGCCCGTGCCAGTGCAGCCTTGAAAGCTTCATAGCAGGGGGTAAACAACCTTCCCTGCTTTGTAGGCAGCAGGGCCTGCAATCGTTCGGAGATGGGTACAGTGCGGTTCTTTTTGCTCTTGGTATGGGTAAAGGTCAATCGTCCAGGCAACACCTGCGATTGGCGCAACGACTGCACCTCGCTCCAGCGCGCTCCGGTAGCCAGACATACCCGCACGATACCCCCCAAATCAGCCTTACTCGATGCATCGCAGGCCGCCAGCAGGCGCGTAATCTCATCGGCATATAAAAAAGCCAGCTCTTGATCCCCTTCGCGAAACTGGCGAATGCCATCGAGAGGGTTACCCCCTTCCCACTCACCGAGCCTGCGCAGTTCCGCAAATACCGCATGCAGATAAGCCTGTTCACGGTTAACCGTGGCCTCCTGCAGGCGCTTTTTCCCCTTGGGATTCCACTCTCCATTCAGCCGCCGCTCCCGATAACGGGCAAACATACCCTTATCAAAATCACCGGCCAATGGATCGCCAAGCCGCCGACAAATTGCATCCAATTTTCCCTTACGCCCAGCGCCTGATGACAGCATCCGTCCATGTAACTCATACCAACGCAGAATCAAATCCGATAGATGAGTTGCTGACTCACCCATATCTAAACTCACTCCCCGCGGATTCATCCTACGCTCAAAAGCAAGGGCCTCTCCCCTGGTCGTAAATTGCCGGCGGATACGCTGGCCATCCCGCCCATAAGGGAAACATTGGCAAAGCCATTTTCCTGACGCCAATCTGCGGATTGTCATATGCCACCACACTTCAAAAATCCATTTATGAAAACCATTACCACCATAGCCCCAGCAGAACACCCGCCATAAACAGCACGCTGCACAGCAACGGGGCACGATAGCGCGGCCAGAAGGGAGACGTTAACGCAGGTATATCGTCACCGCCCCTCTCCTCCAACCAAGCCAGCGCCTGGCGCAACTGGCTGCGGCTAAGTTCATGCAGATAGCCCGAACCAAACTGAATATGGCAATAGCGTTGCAACTGTCGGCGCCGGATCGATGTCGTAGCTCCCGTTTGCAATAAGCGAATAAGCGCCTTATCTGCGCTCTTGGCCCTGGCTTGCTTCAGCAATATATGCAAGTAACCCCGTGCTGCCGGGTAATGACTTACCGTCAGCTCATCCAGCCCATTAACGCCCAGTTCCGCATAAACTTTTTGCCAGATGGTCATCCCCATATCATCGCCACAATCTGTAATCTGCTGCACCAGCTGATTCAGGCGCATACGCTGAGCGGGTACCAATGGGCGCAGATCTGACTGTGGCGCAGACAGAGTAATGTTGACCCAATAGCGGCCGATATAGACGCTGCGCTCATAAAAATCACGCCCTCCCACCCGATTGCGCCGCCCTCTTGCCTCCGTGCCCATAGTATTCTCCAGACTTATTACCCCATTTCTGACATCGGCATATATAACCGGAATATATTGCCACTGCAGCAGTGTCACAAATAAAAGCATGACACAAGCGATAAAGTGACTCTTCCGCTATTTTTAGTATAATTAAGTGGAGCGCCGTATTTTATAATGAATAATACTTATCCAGCCACAGGCAATATAAATAAAATATCCACATGGAGTTAATATTTTACATACAAAATAAAAATACTATTAGACACAGAGTCATGGGTATCTGCACAGGGAAGCACAGCCCCACGAAATGCGCGCAAAAAACACGCTCCCCATCATTTGAATCATTAGGTAGAACATTATCAAACCAAGGAGTTATCCTATCACATGGATAGCTTTGCGGAGAGCAGCCGCCAAATCACAGGGTTGCCACCGTTGCTCCGTCTCTCAGAGAGAGCTTACGAACATATAGACACGCTATATCAATAAAATGTTTAAATTCAGAGCGGGATCTGACATGACCTACCCCATGCTTGTCGTAGCAACCAGCTACGAGAGCCCTTTGTCATGTCTGGGCTCCATTGCCCAACATCTCAGGGACGAAGCATTTGAAGGCAGCGTTCTGTTCGACTTGCTCTGTACCAACGGATTAGAGGGCAACCGCTTCGTTGCCCTGTACTTTGATGGCATGGACTTTGTCCGCAACACCTTCCGTCTGGTTGATAAAGCCGACTTATCACCCGATCTTCTGCATACGCAGGATAAATTCTTTGCCGAGCATCCAGCTATTCTGCAAATGTCACTCCTGAACCAGAATGAAGTGCAGGCCTTTACCGCCAGACATTGATCCCGGGAACCGGAGCCATCCGGTTCTTGCCCCGCTGTTTTCACTCCTTATGCTCATGGTAGTCACGGCCTGCGATACGCTGATCGCTGCCACCGCTCACGGTGACTGAGCTGGCCACTGCACTGCCGGCGGCCAGGGCCGCAAGAGCCGCCGCCTTTACCGCTGGCGGTGCCGCACGATAAAGTTTGATGAACTCCAATTCATCGGTACTGACATCTCCTATATCCGGCGTTCTGCGCCCGGTTAATATATATAAAACATCAACTCCAGTCCCCGCCAACGCTGATAAGTACCCACCACCAGGGATCTTTTCATCTCGCTCATAGGCAGCCTGTGAGCCACGAGAACCTTTAGCTAGCGCAGCAAAATCAGTCTGATTTAATCCTTTGCAAGTGCGCTCCTCTCTCAACCTAGATCCCAAAGTGGACATTTTTCATAATTCTCTAGTTGACTTGACAATGATAGTGATCAAGGATGCTTTTAACAGACATCCAACCAAGGACACTATACCACTATGGAACAGACCAACCAGCCACCCCGCGCACGGCAGCAAAAGGGCATTGGATCCGGTGGACGCATTGCCATGTACCTCAGCGACGCAGAACGCCGCCACTTAATCCAGCTGGCAGAACAGGAATGCCGCTCAGCCGCCAGTATGGCAAGGCTGATCTACCTGCGGGGGCTACGGGCCGTTACCGAAAGCTAAAGGAGCACAACGATGGGGAACATCACTATTAACGTCACCGTCAGCGCGCCATACGTCTCGATCAATGAATATGCGCGCCTCTCCGGTATTCCTGTCGCGACCTGCCGGGGCATGGTTGCCGATGGCCGTATCATCATTCGCCCCAAGAGCAGTGCGCAAGAAAAAATCGAGGTCAATATGATTGCGATGCTGAAAGACGCCATCGCTAACAGCGGCCCGTAGGCAATCGTCACCACTGCTGCCAGCAACTCACCAAGGAAGAAAAAATGAAAAATATATTTATTGAGATAATAGATAAATACAGTCCTATGGGACATGCCTTCTTTAGACTTGCAGATATTTCATCTGTCAAACCGTTTAATGAATGGGGTTATTACGCCTTAATACACACCAGATCCGGCTGTGTCGGGGAGCATGTGCCATATAAAGCGTTTGTTGATTTTCTAAAAAATACGCTTTCTAACCAAGAGCTGATGACCAATACAGACAAGCCGGTCATCATTCCATTTATAGTTACGGCTGAAATGGCGGACCCTAAGCTTCCGCCATTAATACCTGACCCGATAAAAAAAGAGTAAGCCAATCTTTACCTTAGTCTAAGTCACGGTTCTTGAGAAACTGATAAGACGGGTGATCGTCGCCGATATCATATTTATTTGCAAAATCACGGGGAAATACATATTTGGCATTTTAATACCAGCGAAGTTCACAATCTTAATATTATAAATTGCGGAAGATAAAATGACAGCCTCAAGGTTTTTAATGGCCGAAGGCTGGGTTTCAAAGGGACCACCAGAAAGGCTGGGGACATTTGGGTGGGCTTCCCAATAAAATTTATTATCAGCCGCCTGGAACACATAAATTTTAACCTGACTCATATTGCACCTCTCCTTGTGGTGTTGAACGTTACGCCTGCCAACGTCTAAGCAGGACTGCAGGCCTAACGAGGCTTACCACGACGCGGCCGGGCGCGTTATATCCCGGCACCCATTCAGGATATTTAATCAGTTCGGTGATAAACATGAACATATGCTTTCAGAAAATAATTAATCAGCTGTTATTAACATATTCAAATAAAGAAGCAAATTTACAAAGCATCAATGCCATGAATCCAATGCTGACCCGTTACTGTCTCAATCGTCACATGACAGACCTGGCCATTGGTATTGAATTACTTGAAGGGGTTGCCCGGGCCATGGGCGATTATCGCGCTGCCGATGATATCCAAGCCCTGCTCACCGGGCTCTGTGTCAGCGATAAGCCACCACCGTTATTGACCACCGTGGAGGCGCACTGAATGAACATGGTCAAAGCTTTCACCGCCTTGGTGTTTGGCATACTGCTGCTGATCTCAGCATGCGCCAGCATTTTCTTTTTATTGCTCTGTATCAGCAGCATGCAATAGGCATATTGCCGCGCCATTTGCCCTGTCAACCACGACCCACGGAGGAAACACCGATATGCGGTTGATAATTCCACCTCTGTATCGCGGCGGTGAACTGGAACGCCAGGCTCGGGCAGCATTCAATCGAGTATTAACCGGCGATGACAGCCACATTCGCCGCCTTGACGTATTACCCCGGGCCCGGGTGATTAATATCACCGACCGTTATCGGCTGTTCAGCCTGGATGAAGGAAATACATGGAAGCTGCTTAAACACCCACAATACACCAGGAATATACGCAAATGGCGCACACATTGATTTTCAGTGAGGCACTAAAAACCGCCATTCTTGATGGCTGCAAAACCGTGACACGTCGCCCGATAAAATCCGCCTGTACCCGATCTGTCATTAAATCAGATCAGTGGTACTGGGAGACGGCCTTTAAGACCATGACCACCCTTCCTCTGCCTGAGCGTGACTGCGAGCTGGTTATCGCCGCCAACACCCCCGTTCTCATTAAGGCCTCGCAGGCGTTTATGATTTCACGGTGCCCTCATGGGAACGCAGGCGATCTCATTGAGCTGGCGACACGCCGCGCCGATCAATCCGTGACCCCCTTCGCCCGCGCGGAGCTAAAAGCCATCGCCATTGAACTGCTCCATGACATCACCGACCACGCCGCCATCGCCGAGGGTATGCCGCCGGACACTCCCCGGGAACATTTCCGCTGTATCTGGGATGGTTTCTACCATTACACCCCCTACAGCTGGCGCTGGAACCCGGCAGTTTGGGTATTGCAGTTTGCACCGACCGAAATCTTAGCGGAGGCACACCGATGAAACGCCTATGGACAAAACAGGAGGAGCGACAGCTGGAGCAGGGGATCGCCGATGGCCAGAGCCTCAAAGCGATCGCCGGGCAGCTGGGCCGCACCTATGCCTCCGTGAGCCAAAAGACCTACGTCATGGGGTTGCCACGCCGCGCCTTTTATATCGACCAATGGGATATCAATATGGCCCATGCCCTGCGCGCCGAGGGGCTGACTCACCCGGCCATCGCCGAAAAGCTCGAGCTAGAGCGCCGCACGGTTGATTACATCATCTACCACAAAAAACCAGATTCCTGTCATGCAGCCGTGTAATCACTGCCTCGCCCGCCCTATCGCCCGCGATCGGGCTCACAAGTTCGATACGGCCCTGGCCAGTGCACCACTGGCCAGGGCCGGCACCGCCAAAAACCGCTTGCGCGATCCAATGACCGGGCGCTATATTTCCCGGGCAGCCGCAAAATCGGCTGCCGGGATTGGAACCCCGGACATTACAAGAGCGCACAACCGCGCTATAAGCGGTTTTTTTGTGTGCGAGGCACGGCCACATCTACGCATTATGGTGGGGCGTGCAGGGGCGTCTACGGACGCGCCGGGTTCTCTTGTAACCGGTAGTTCCAACCCTGTACGTCTCACCACCCCGAGATTGGAACCTCTGGCTGGTGAGTTATCACAACTTACAAGAGAGGATGCCCGATCATGGCAGCCAAACACCGTAATACCCCGCATTCCCGTCAGCTCTCATCTGACGCCCCCAGCATTACCTCACGGCTTCACCGTATCCACACCCTGGCGCTCTATCTGCAGGTCGAGCTGTCTCACCGTAAGGACACCCTGCCGTTTATGTGTGTCCCTGCGGTACTCAGCTATATCGCAGACGATATCACCGCCATCCAGCGCGATATCGCCGCCAGCCCGGAACAGCCCATGTAACGCATCAACCCGCGGTGCCCCGTTGGCGCCCGCGGGTTTTATCGTTTATCCGCACCGACGGAGGGCGCCCCATGCCTAAAAATCACGTTGTTGCACCACTCATCGCCGAACAACCTGCTGCGCCGGCAACTGACTTTCACGCCTTCATTGAGTGGCTATGGTCTATCGATGCAAGCCTGGGCGTTAAAGTCCAGGAGCTTCACGATCTGTGGCGTCACAAACTGGCACGCCACAATCAACAGTGCACGCTCCAGGCGAACGAGTTCATTATCGATGGCCGTTACCGCGTCCGCATCAACCCACCCGACAGCGTAGAGCGCCCCGCCGGACTTAAGTTGACAAGCCTCATGGAGACCGGCGGCGTCATCGCCATCTATCAGACATCGGGCGCCCTGGTCGCAGACCTGATAGCACACAGTACCAGTCGATCGGGCCACCAAGTCAGCGCCCGGCAGTATGCCCCAGAGGCTGCCCGGCTGCTCGATGCCTGCCGTCAGGCATGGCTGCAGAACGTGGGCATGGAGCCGTAACGCATGTCAGGGCAATATCCACGCGCCTGGGGCGCACCTCATCCCGCGATCGACCCGGAGACATTCGGCCGCGCCCCACGCACCGCCCTGGGCGATGCGATAGCACTTTATGCTAAAGAGGATAAAGACCGCAAAGCACGCGAAGAACAGGAAGCCCGTCAGCAAAGAGCCGAGAAAAAGCAGGCCGCATCCCACCAGGAGGCGCTCGCCGCGGCGGCCGGCGAACGCTTTCGCCAGCGCGATCTGCTGCTGCCAAAAATACGCATTGCTCATGCCGCCGCCCGCAAAGATCCAGATTCCGGCCCGCTGGCCGATCTGATGGCCCTGCCGGACTATCTGCGCACCCCGCTGCTGCAACGCTTAAAGCTCCTGCAGAAAAAACAGGAGGCCGCAGAGGCTGCCGGCAAGTCATCCAGACCAGCGAGCCGCTACATCCGTAGTAAATTGGCCCTGCTACTGCGCCGCATCGCGCTGACCAATAGCCGGTTTTTAACGCATAAATACCAGCTGCTCGCCGTGCGTGAACGTCTCGACGAGCTGCTGCACCTGCCGCTCCTGAACAAACGCGGGATCCAGACGCTGGCCACACTGACCGCCAGCGCATTCAGCGGGGAGTTCGACAGGCAGTACACGCAGCCCGGCATCAAGCAGACGCCCATGCAGGCACTCGCCATCTACCAGCGCCTGGGACATATGGCGCTCTCCCTGCACATTACCCCGCCAAACTGGGAGGCATTACGGCCCGACAAAGGCCGCCGCAAAGAAATTGATTTGGAAAAACTACCCGGTGCCCTGTCTCGCCTGATGTGTGCCGAGTGGTGGACGCACCAATTATGGCGTCTGCGCTGCCGCTGGCGCGAGGAGCAGCTGCGCGCCGCCGGCCAGGTATCACGCCAGACCTCCCCTTACCTGAGTCGGGATGCGCTGAACGCATTCCGGGAACAGCGCCGCCGCCTGCGGGATTTCCTCAAATCACATGAACTGGTTAACGAGGACGGCTTCACCATCGATCTCTATGATGTCTATTACGCCAGCGCCAGCAGTCCCAAACATCGTCGGTTTGAAATGATGACCACCATGAAGGGACTGGAGCTCATCGCCGAGGCGCGTGGCGATATTCCCACGTTCATCACGGTGACCTGCCCATCACGCTTTCACGCCACTACCGAAGATGGTCACCCCAATGCCCGGTGGGATGGCTCCACCGTACGCGATAGCAGCGACTATCTGGTTAACCGTTTTTTTTCCGCCGTACGTAAAAAACTCAAACGTAACAATCTGTATTGGTATGGCATCCGCGTTGCCGAGCCGCACCACGACGGCACCGTTCACTGGCACATGATGATATTTGCCCACCCAGAAGAGCGCGAGACGATCGAGAAAATTGTGCGCGATATTGCCATTCGGGACGAGCGGGAAGAGCTGGGCGATGACATTACCCCACGCTTTAAGAGCGAGATCATCACTGCCGAAAAAGGCTCCCCCACCGGCTACATCGCCACCTATATCGGCAAAAATATCGATCGCGGTGCCGTAGACGGAGATGACCCCAAAACGGGCAAGCCACGCAAAGACAATGAGAGCGGCAAAGAAATGGCCGAGACGGTCGAAAATGCCATCGGCTGGGCAGGGTTACACGGTGTGCGCCAGTTTCAGTTTTTCGGCATTCCGTCACGCCAGGTCTGGCGTGAGCTGCGCCGCCTGGCCTGCCAGATGGCACGCACCCCGGACGGCCCGCAACGCTTACCGGATCCGGCCATGGATAACGTTCTGGCCTGCGCCGATGCCGGCGACTTTGCCGCCTACATCATGGCCCAGGGCGGCGTACTGATCCCCCGTAGAGATTACGTGGTACGCACTGCCTACGATATCGCCGATACCGAGAATGACTATGGCGAAACCCCCATTCAGATTTACGGCATCTACTCACCAATGCTCGGCGACGCGTCCCGCATATGCACCCATCCCGACACCTGGAAGCTGGTCAAAAAGGCCGCGCCCGCTACCTCTCCCGCGGCGCAGCCGGGGGAGTCTGTTGACGTTCCGGGCGGCTCCGCCGCCCCTTGGACTCGTGGCAATAACTGTCCCCTGCACCAAAATACGGCAACGGAGCTCCGCACAGAACTGCTGTGGCGTGAGGGCCCCCCCTCTCGCCGGACGCCTGCGGCCACGGCCGACGGCGGTAACGTCGCCGAGCGACGGGCCCGTATTCAGCAACGTATTCCGGCGGCACAGCTGGAGATCACCCCGGAGGAGATCGACCTGCTGGCGCGCGGCTGCGTGGTCCGCCTGGAGGATGGCCGTACCTACCGCGCCAGCCGCATCACGGGCGAACTGCTGCCGGTGACACACCCGCCACCGCTCAAGCGTATACCGGGACGTATCAGAGAGCAGCGCTGGCGCGCCAACCGCCGGGATCCCCGCACGCTGGCCCGGCAGTGCATCGAGCAATGGAAAGTCAAGCAGGCAGAACTGCAGGCGTTGTCCACCCGGCAGGCAGAAGCAAGCTCCGAGACCCCGGATCCTGCCGAGCACACGACCACCGCCGAGCGGGCGGCCTCGCTTATTGAAAGGATGAAAAGGGCAACGCGGGGAAATGGCAACGGTTAGTGACTACCGTGATACGGTACGATTCAATATCGAGCTTGTATCGATGACTGCCCCGTTGAGCAAAAAGCACATAGACACGACGCATCCCTTACAATAGCCACTAGCTATTGATGATGTAGAGGTTGAAAGATAAGTCTTCTGTTAATAAATGTAAAATCAGCTAAAGCAAAAACTTCCCTATGAAATACATCATTTTGAATAAAAAGCTAGTAAAGCCATTCATGCGATAATCACATAAACTAAGCGCCATCAAAACCGACCAATTAATATCCAAACTATTTAACCAGAGGATGCTAACTACATAGGCTAGCCAAAACAAACAGCCAGCCTATCAACTACTATTGTCCCTTAACTCTAAAAATAGAGTCAGCCAACCTAGTACCGGTTGATACAAGTTTAGATAACACTCGCAATTGTTCTTTACACGCGAAATTCTCAGTTGGGTGAGGGTAATTTATTGTATGATCAATCTCACCCCAAATTTCCTCAAAAAGAGTTCTCACCTGAATCTCACAACAAATATTTGAATCAGTCTTTGGCTTAATAACATAATGAATGCTTGTATAATAAGACTCTTTGATTTTTGGCGTAAGACCTAACGACGTAAAGAAGTCACAACTTTCAGGATCCCATGAATACGCGATAGGACTTTCTCTGTAAAACCAATCACCATCATCTACTTTTTTCTGTATTAATTCATGAATATTTTTTAGTTGATCTTGATAAAGATGTAATATGCGAACACCAGCAAGATCAGTTACCCGATAAAATACATTCTCCTCAGAGATCGGGGCGTCACTGCTATTTTTTCTCTCAATCTTATCTCTTAAATGGTCAACATCCTTCAACCTGCTTTTTATAGTATGAATGACAGGGTGATGATAATCATTTAAACTAGGGTCTAGTCTAAAAGTATCAACAACACCATTCATAAAATGTTCAAAAAGATGTCGATTTGAAACATACTTATTTAATATAGTGTCTACATTTTCCATAATTAATTACCGAGCATAGATATTCTTGCAATCAAATCTTTGGTAAAAGCTTCATAGCTTTTCTTGGTGGCAATGTATTTTGACTTTGACCCTCTCAAAGTATTTGCATGCTCGCTTTCTATATTAGGATATTCAGGAACTAACCACATAGGCAGATTATAATACTGTGCCATTGAAGGAAATGTATTATGACTATACATTACTGCTGTATTACCAATAGGTTCAGCTAGGACTGAATTGTCAATGCTACCTCTTATTGAACTAATAATAAACTGATCAATTGTATTAGGGATACGCTCAGCATAATTTAAATGCGCTTGAGCCAGATCCCATTTTCTTTTTCCATTTTCATATTTTCTTGCATTATAGATTGTATAACCTAAAAATCTCACAAAATTTTCAGGGAATGAATGTCTTTTCTCTGATGATATAAGTTGATAGACTGCATCGAATTCCCTCTTCCAAGAGGAAAGAGATTTTCCAATATTTTTAATTCCATAAAGGCTAAATAAATCAGGTAGTGCAGGTATAAAAAATCCATCTACTGTAGATATGATTACTTTATTCAAGGATCCTAAGCTAGGAGACGTATCAATTATAATGTAATCATAACCATAACGTTCATTATATTCTTCAGCTAATTTTCTTATTCTGGAAATGGTTCTAATTGCAAGAGGCTCTCCTCGATATAAATCATTCCACCTACTAGCAATCTTCTCCTCATACAAATGCAGCGTTAGCCTCCCAGGAATAATATCAAGATTATCCCTCAAGTTAACAGGAGGAGGCAAAATCTTATGATCACCAGTACCTTCTTGCGTCGGTTGTAATATATAATGAAGGCTTCTTGGTTCATTTGATATGATGTTAAAGTCTTCTGCTGATAATTTCTTTTTTGCCGAGTCAAAGCCTGAGTCTATAAAATCATTCTCTACCTCCCATAGCCTCTGTATTTTTTCTTGCTTTAAAGAATAAATAGTTAAATTACACTGAGGATCAGCATCAATCATTAATACCCTATATCCCATCTCGCACATGCTTTGCGCAATATGAAAAGTGAGCGTTGTTTTACCAACACCACCCTTATTATTAAAGACAGATATTATCTTCATACATCACCTTATTATATCAATGATTATTTTCATTTATAAAACAATATTAACGATCATAATTTATAATGGAAATTATCAAAACATAAACATTGAAGTTATAAAAGCCAAGTTATAGCGATTAGCTTAGCCTCAAAGACACAGAATAATCAATAATATTATGCGTGCCAACTTGATCGAATTAATTTTGATTTAAAGTCAAGAACAGACCATGTAAAAATCTAACACAATCAACCGTTTTTACTAGTTAATAAAAAATCAGAAATGACACAAAACACATATGTTCATTATGTGAGATGGAGAGACTCCAAGCCTCCACAAGTATAGCCTTCCCTCAGCCGAACAATCACCTACCCCCCCTGCAGCAACTCCAGCGCCATCTGCTTTTCCTCTGGCCCCAGTCGCTCGATCAGCAGCTTCAGGACACCGCTTTGCAACCCACTCGGCACCAGGGTATGGGAATAGGTCAGGTTCATCACCCAGGTATGGCCACACTCCAGGCGCGTACAGCGGTAGTAGGCATCGGCAAAATCATAGTTGTCGGTCTTCCAGACCGTCTTTTGGATAATCGCCGGCGCCCCGCAGCAGCGGCATTTAATTTTTTGTCTGCGCATATCCACCCCTGCACACCGTGGCTGTCATGGCGAAATTTTACCCATTTTTTAACCATGCCGCGATTCACTGTGCTATCTGGGCATCATCGTCAAACGTCAGGCTGAATGTCACCCGCCCAAGCCCCCCGATATCGGGAGCGGCATTGACCCCTTCCATAATCAGGCGGCGCAGCGGGATCACCTCATCCCGGTAGTACGCCTCGCGCGCCTTCAGCGGGTCACCCAGTCCGCCAGCATTGCTGGGGATGATACCGGCGAGGCCGGGCGGAAAGCGGTGGGCCGTCAGCTGATCCTGCGCGCTGACGTTCTTGATATTCAGAAACTCATCCTTGGTGCCGGAGTCTCCGATGGGGATGACTTTTACCCCTTCCTTATCACCGCCGGGGATGTTGATAAACATCGACTTAAAGTTGCCGGCCCCCTTGGATGCCTCAATCTTCTTGCGAAACAGCCCCTCAAGCTGCGGATCCATATCCGGGTCGGTGCTGTAGAGGATATAGCCCAGGTGAGCGCCGTTCTTGTAGTAGCGCCGGCGAAAACGGGTGGCATCGACGTTAAGCATGGCGGACTCCATGCCGTGGAGGTAGTCGGGAACGCCGTAGACCTGCTGCTGGGGATCGTACTGCGCGACAAAAATCACCTCGCCGCCGCCATAGGTGAGATCGTTGATACCGCCCTGCACGATGACCGTCCTGCGATCGGCGGTGCGGCGCAGATAGAGGGAGGGTAAAACGTGCAGCCGGTTGATGCGCCCCAGCCGATTACGCACCTTCAGCAGCCCCATATCCCCGAAGATAAGCAGGTTGGTGACCGCGGCCGCCATATCGCTGTGGGTCAGTCCCCCGCCCCCCTGAAACCCGGCCATGACCATATTGACGCGGGCGCGCAGCACTGCACCGTGGTAAGGGGCGATGTTGGCCAGCACGGCGAGATCCATCCGTTCAATCGGCGGCAGGTAATAACCGTCGTACCCGCTCCACAGCACGCCGTTATAGCTCCCCCAGGCCGCGACCGGCTCGGGATCGCCAAACTCGATAAAGCTCCCCGGCGAACGGTGCCGCATAGCGCGCTGTCCCAGCTTGCCGCCGCGCGCCTTAGGCGGCGTTTTTGTTTTCTTCATCACCAAAAATCCAGGTTGACCTGCGTTTGTTCCTATAGCCGATGGGCTCATTGGCCAGGGCGTGAGCGATGGCAAAGAAGATATCGGCGTGTCCGGTTTCATCGGTACGGTCGGCGGTAAAGGTCACCGCATTGCCGGAGGCGGTCGCGCTCTGCTTTATCGCCAGGAACGACGCGGGGATATCTCTGGCGTCTTCATCCCACTCGATACGATTGCTGTCGATGACATCCAGCATTTTCAGCACCAGGCGATTTTTTGACTCGACGCTGTAGTGAATGGCCTTGGCCTCACGCCGTGCAAACCCCTGCACCAGTTCATAGACGCCATAGCCGATGCCGGTCACATCGATGCCGATATGGGTCATGTTGTAGCGCGATTTGATCGTCCGAATCTGGTCGGCCATCCACTGGAATGACAGGCCGCGCCAGTGGTGCTTTTCCAGCACCCGGAACCGCTCCACCGCCAGCAATGGGACGGCGATGACGACAAAGGTCGCATTATCTCCGCTGCGCGCCGGGTCAAACCCGCCCCACACCTCACGATTACCCAGCGGCGCCGCCTCGTCGGGATGAAAGTCCTGCCAGATATGCGGATCAACGCCACACCGCACCAGTTTGGCGAAGTCGAATACGCTGTCTTTGTCATCCACAAAAACGCACATATACAGCCGGTTAAAGGCGTTTTCGCCGTAACGCTCGCGCAGCTCCTCAATATCTGCCCGGTTAAATCCGTCGGCGATGGCATCCTCCATCGTCACCACGTAGCGCCACTGCTTATCCGGGCATTCACGGCCACCGTCACGCAGTTCGTCGAATGCCGGGAACACCACGCTCTTGCGCTCGGCGTTGCCACGCCGCCATTCGTCACCGCTCCAAAACGCATAGCCCTGGTGGTTTTTGGCGGAGGGAGTGGAGAAATAGGTCAAGCGCCAATGGCTCTGGGTCGCCATCCCGGAGGCCACCTCATTAAAGGTGGTAAATTTCGAGATCCACAGATACTCATCGATATACAAATGGCCGGAGTTCGACTGTGCCGTATTGGAGTTGGTGGCCAGAAAATGCAGCTCGGCCATATTGCTCAGCCTGATCGGATTCCCTTTTAACTGAATGCCGAATTCAACCTGTGCGATTTTCAGGATATAGGTGCGAAAGACTTCGGCCTGGCGCCGGGAGGCCGACAGGAAGATTTGGTTATCCCCCGTCAGCACCGCATCTTCGAATGCCTCAAAGGCAAAATAGTAGGTGGCGCCAATCTGGCGCGCCTTGAGCAAATTACGCACGCGGCGAAATTTATTGTCACGCAGATGCAGCTGATACTTGAACAGGTTATCCAGAAACGGCGTGAAGCTCTCGGCGGTCAACTCAGAAATATCATTCTGTTTACGCCGTCCCTTGCGCCTCCCTTCCCCCTCGGCCGCCTCAGCCTCCCCCGTAGCAGCGACATAGTCAGCCCCGGTAGCACGCCGCTGTGCAATCTCGGCCATCCGCTCCGCATGCTTATTCTTCTGCGCCATCAACTTAACGTGATGGCCAATAAGCCGATCCAGCTCGTCACATTCCACGTCGCTCTTATGCTCGCGGGCAGCAAGCAGGGTCAGGCGCTGGGCGATGGCATCCTCGATGCAATCGGTACTGAGCTGTGCATACCATTCATATTTGGTCGCCCAGTAATACACCACTCGCGGGCTGCTTAGCTTTAATTTGCGCTGTATTTCCTTTGGCGTGTGCCGCTTTAAGTAGAGCGCCTTAGCCGCAGCGATCACTTCTTCAGAATAGGCCATTACCTATCACCGCGTTGATTGTGTTCCGTCAATTCTCTGTGGGAACCCACGCGGCGGCGAGAGCGGGAAAGCGGATAGTTTCGGATACCCCGCCATAGCCGAAACTATCCGTAACGGCCTGCATGACACCCGCGATTTTCACCGGTTAAATTTGGCTACTCCTCTTTAATCAGGTCGGTATCTTGATATGGCGCGCTTAAAAACAGACTGGATAGCCATCGCGACCGCCGGACCCACCATTGACGGCCGCCAGATTGAGGCGCAATGGCTCACCGACGCCGCCAAATGCTATAACCGGGATGAGTATACCGCCATGATCTGGCCCTATCACGAAAGCCCCTATTGGCGCGCATTCGGCACCAACTTTGGCGAAGTCGACGAGTTAAAGACCGAAACGCGCGACGGTAAAATACAGTTAATGGCCCGCCTCATTCCCAATCAGTTTCTCATTGAGGCCAACAGGAGCGGGCAGAAACTGTTTACCTCTGTCGAGATCGTCGAGGACTACCTCGGCAGCGGGAAATACTTTCTCAAAGGGCTGGCGGTGACCGATACACCGGCCAGCATCGGCACCACCCGCCTGCAGTTCAGCCAGGACAATCCCGGCGCCCATCACGGCAACGTGGAAGCGCTGATCCTGACGCTGCCGGGTGACGACGCGGACAGTGCTGCTGAACAACAGGCCAGGCGGGGATTCTTTTCCCGCCTGTTCTCCCAGGAAACACCCGCCCCCAACGAAACAGCAAAGGCGACCCCTATGGACGAGAAGCAATTTAACCAGGTGATGGACGCCATCAACCTCATCGGTACGCGTGTTGAGACGATGGAGAAATCCTTCGCTGATGCCAGTCCCTCCGCAGCCACGGCGCCCACGCCGCCGCAAGGCGCCACATCCGACCCGGCAGGTAATGATGGGGGCGAGGGTCACTTTGCGAGCCAGGAACAGCTCGAGCAACTGGCGACGGCTATCGAGAGCCTGTCTAAAAAGATGGATGACATCAGCCAGACCTTCGCCGACCTGCAGGGCGATAACACCCCACTGCCGAACGGAAACCCGTCCGGTGACGAATCCATCAATCTGGTCTGAGGCAAATAAACACCATGAGTATGATCACCCCCGAAGCCCAGAAGCTGACGCAGCTGTTCATCGCGAAATTCTCCGATACGTTTAACGACTGCGGGCGCTCTGGCGATATGCAGTTCACCCTGACCGAGCCGCGCGCCATCGCGCTGCGCAAGGCACTGCTGGAAAGTACCGAGTTTTTACGCCTGATCAATTTGATGGATGTACCACACCCGCAGGGGCAGGTCGTCACCGTGGGTGAGTCCACCCTGCGCACCGGCCGTGTCAAGGATGGGCGCTTCACTAAGGGCAGCGGCATCAGCGGCAACGAGTTCAGGCTGGTCGAGACAGACTCCTGCTGCGTCATCACCTGGGCGCAGCTGGCCATCTGGGCAAATGCCGGCACGCCGGGCGAGTTTTTCAACCTGATGAATTCGACGGCAGTGATCAATTTTGCACTCGATATGCTGCGTATCGGCTTTAACGGTACCCACGCCGCCGAGAACTCTAACCCCACTGACTACCCCAGCGGTGAAGACATCAACATCGGTTGGCATCAGATTGCCAGGAACTGGGGGGACAACGAGGGACGGGTTTCACGCATTCTCACGACGCCCGTGACCGTGGGAGAAGGGGGCGACTATATCAGTCTGGATGCGATGGCGTCAGACCTGATCCACGCCTCCATCCCGCCGCAGTACCACAACGACCCACGCCTGGTTGTCCTGGTCGGCGCTGATCTGATCGCCGCAGAAAGCCTACGCCTGTTCAACAAAGAGGATAAACCCTCTGAACAGGTTGCCGCGCGTCAGCTGGGTAAGGACATCGCCGGGCGCCGCGCCATCGTACCGCCGTTTATGCCCGGCAAGCGTATGGTCATTACCATGCTGCCCAATCTGCAGATCCTGACGCTGAAAGGCTCACGCCGCCGCAAGGCCGAGGATGCCGGCGAGCGCAAGCAGTTTGAAAACTCTTACTGGCGCTATGAGGGCTACGCCCTGGGTGATCCCGACCTGTACGCCGCGGTCGATGAGAGCGCAATCACTATCGCCGGTGAGAAGCCAACCAGCGAGGCAGCCCATGATAACTCCAATGCAGCGCCAGAGGGCACAGCAGCAGAATAAGCTGCGCGCCGAACGCCTGGGGCATCCCGCAGCCGGGGCCACCGGGGAGAGCCAGCACATCAAGATGCTGGCGCTGGATAACGACGTGGCGCGACTGCGCGGCATCGAGCGCGTCGTTGACAAGGTGGAGATGAAGCGCAGCGAGCTACTGCCAAAATGGCTCCCACACGCCCAGGCCTATCTGGAGGGCGGACGCGTCTACCAAAACCCGATACTGGTCTACTGCATCATCTGGCTACTGGATACGCAGCAGTTTGAGCAGGCGCTGGACTGGGCGGATATTGCCATCCCCCAGGGCCAGGAGACGCCGGGCAACATCAAGTCGAAGCTGCCGACATTTGTTGCCAGCAACATCCTGGAATGGGCGGAGCGGGAGGCTGAGGCCGGGCACAGCGTGCAGCCCTACTTCTCCCGGGTGTTCGACCGGGTCAGGCATCAGTGGCAAATCAACGAGCGTCTGGGTGCGCGTTACCACAAATTTGCCGCCCTGCTGCTGCTGCGCAGCGGCGGGAGCGAGCAGCCCAGCGCTATCAGCTCTGTTGAGTTGCTGGAGCAGGCCGACGCCCTGCTGGAAAAGGCGGCACTACTGCATCCTAAAGTACAGGTGAAGACCCTGCGCCAGCGCATTGCCATGCGATTGCGGGCGCTGGAAGGTTAGTAAAACGACTACCACAGGCCAAAGCGGGCGCGGTGGAGGGACACAGGCCAATCGGCCGGCGTGTACCGCGGAAACCGGTCTGCCCGCTTTTTTTAGGATTACGCCATGTTTGACGGTAAAAGCATCGACTATCAGCAGACAACCCTCCAGAACGATGGATTCTGGCCGGACATTGACGCGGGTGATTTTGAGCGCGCCCGCACTATTCCGCCCGTCATCGATCACGGCGTGGTGATCAACGCCCTGCTGACGGCGATCGCCGAGTTGAACATGAGCCTGACCGCCACCCAGACACGCTATCGGGAGGCCGGATACAACACCGCTGATGCCGTGCCCGGCCCCGCCGCCATCGATGCCGTGCGGCGCGATGGGGCACCGCGCCGCACGCATCTGACGGCGCTGTATATCAAGGCGCTCTATGCCCGCGCAAAGGCCGACCTGCTGCCCGAGTTCGCCACCATTGGACGGCGCGACGCGCACCCCGGGCAGGAGGCGCCGGACGTACGCCGGGGACTGCTGGCTGAGTCTGCCATGGCACTGCGCGCCATCATGCAGCGCCCGCGCTGCTCTGTCAGCCTGATCGATTGAGGATACGCCATGACGCAGCTGTCGGAACTGACCGCCTATATCCAGCACCACCTGCCGCCGCGGGCGAACACCCGCTTTTACAGCGAGATGGACAACATCACGCTACGCCGCGCCGCCAAGAGCCTGGGCAATGGCTGTCGGCGCATCCAGGTGCGCCAGTATGACGCGGTGCTGACGTGGGAGGCATGGCCCTACCGGCTGGCCAACCCCGACCTGCTTTTCGCCATCATCGACAGCTGGCTGACCACTCACGCCAACGGACTGCGCGATGAGCTGGAGCTGGCCGGACCGGGCATCGATGTGGATGTCGACGATCAGGGGAGTGCCTGGCTACAAATCACCCTTCCCCTGGCCGACCCGATTACGCTGGTCGAGGATATGCGCGGGGAGATCCCCTACGGCAACCAGCGCTATCGGCTGGACGCGGCAGATATCTGGGTCGCAGAGCACTGCACCATCCATCCGGGCGCTGACGATGATCAGGGGTGAGGTTAACGCTGCGCAGCTCAAGCAGCTGCGCCAGGCGCTTAAACAGGCCGACATGTCGCCCGCCAAGCGTCAGCGCCTATTGTGGCGTATCGCCAGGCGTGGGCTTATCCCGCTGGCCAAGCGCCATGTTAGAGCACAGACCGCCCCGGATGGTTCGCCCTGGCCCAAGCGTCGGCGCGGCAAACGCAAGATGCTGACCGGACTGCCGAAGTTTTTGGGTGTACGCGAGAACGGCGATGGCTCTGTCACGCTGCGCTTTGGACGCGGGAGCTACGAGAGCAACACGCACGCCGGTGCCATCGGCTACGTCAACCAGCACGGAGCTGATATCCAGATGTCCGCCGCCGCCCTGCGTCGCAGTGGCACCCAGCAGGCTGGTAAGTCAGCCACCCGAGCGCAGGCGCGCACGCTGGTATCGCTCGGCTATCAGGTCCCGGACACGCCAGACCGTGGGGCCGACGGACGCTACAAGGCACCGACAACACGCGGCAAAAAACGCCGGGTTAGCCAGGCGTGGATCTGCGCGAACCTGAGCATGGCTCAGGCGGGATTGATAATCCGGCAGCTCAAGGGTGAAGCGCCTAAAACGGCGTGGACTATCACCCTGCCGGCACGCGCATTTTTGGGTGCCAGTGATGACGAATTCGCCACCATTCTGGCGCGCGAACTGCGCGGGATCCAGTTTGGCTGGAATGTGAAAAAACAGGATATCAAGAGGTAAGCCTATGGTTTGGCCCAGTGTCACGATTACCCAGCTGAACACGTTCGGCGGCGTCACCAGGTCCATCGAGCGCACCGTGCTGTTTGTCGGGACTGCCAGTATGAACTATGAAGCGATCTTTCCCGTCATCGCCAGCAGCGATCTCGATGCCATGTTCGGCAGCGACGACTGTGTGCTGAAAGATGAGATCGCCGCGTTTTTCAAGAGCGCCGGGCCGGGCGCGTTTTGCTACGCGGCGGTTATATCAGATTTTATTCCTTTTCCCGCGCCGGGGGAGAAGCGTCAACCCATCTGGGCCAATACCGTTCGCCGCGCCATGGCGCGGGTATCGGTAGAGGGAGTCATCATCACTGAAACCATCAGCACTCAGGAGGAGATCCTGGCCGCCCAGGCGCTGCGCACCGAGCTCAATAACACGCTGGGGCGCTGGCTGTGGTTTGCCCTGCCCGTCGCCGGTATCGATGTCAACAACGAGATTTGGGCGGAATACATCGAAAAACTGACCGCGCTGCAGCAGGGCATCGTCGCGCCACAGGTACAGCTGGTGCCGACGTTTTTTGGTAATGATATCGGCGTACTGGCCGGGCGCCTGTGTAATGCCGCGGTAACCGTAGCCGATAGCCCGGCACGCGTCGCAACAGGGCCGCTGCAGGGGCTCAAAAACCTGGACAGACCCGTTGATGTAGACGACAACCAGCTCGGTTTGGCCACGCTGCAGGCGCTGGCCCGCGTGCGCTACAGCGTGCCGATGTGGTATGCCGATTACGAAGGCCTGTACTGGTCAGACGGCGTCACGCTGGAGGCCGAGGGCGGAGATTATGGCGTGATCGAAAACGTGCGCGTGGCTGACAAAGCCGCCCGGCGCATCCGTATCATGGCGATCCCCAAAATTGCCGATCGTACCCTGAACAGCACACCGGGCAGTATCGCTGCCCATGAGATGCTGTTTGGCAAGCCGCTGCGTGAGATGGCCAAGAGCGTGCAGATCAACGGTATCACCTTCCCCGGTGAGGTTCGCCCGCCGAAAGATGGCGATGTGACCATCACCTGGCCAGAGAACTCCCGCGTCAGTATCAATTTCATTATCCGCCCCTACAACTGCCCGAAGGAAATCACCGTCGGGATTATGTTGGATACCGATCAGGAGAATAACGTATGACCGCCCGCATCAGTGGTATGTCATTCGACGTCAACGTCGGCGGCATCGAGATCCACATCAACACCGTTTCCCTGGATATCAGCGACGAGACCAGTGTCGCCAAGACGCGCGGCATCCCCGACGGTACCATCGACGGCGCCATCAGCGCCGAGGGGGAAATCGAGGTGGATAGCCGTAATTTTAATTTATTGGGCGAGGCAGCCAGCCAGGCCGGATCGTGGCGCGGCCTGCCGCCGATGGATTTTCTGTTTTTTGCCGACACCGGCGACGAAAGAATCGATGTGAAAGCCTTCGGCTGCAAGCTGTTGCTCTCTAACCTGCTGAATATCGACAGCAAGGGGGGGGAGCTCGCCATGCATAAGCTGAAGTACCTGGTCTCCAGCCCGGATTTTGTCCATATCAACGGCACGCGCGTACTGTCCGAGCACGACGTGCGCGGGCTGATGGGGTGACCTATGTTCAACGAGCATGAGCGAACCCTGTTCACCCTGGCGCTGATCGGTGCCGGTTCCGCCATTGGCCGGGTCTTGCTGAGTGAGGAGCCCATCACCTGGAAGCTGTTCATCGGACGGACGCTGCTCGGCAGCGGGCTCTCCATGTCCGCCGCCGCCCTGCTGATCCAGTACCCCAGCCTCTCCCCGCTGGCCGTCGCTGGCGTCGGCGCCGCACTGGGGGTTGCCGGGTACCAGTGCATAGAAATCTATCTGCGCCGCTGGTTACGGCGGCGCGACCGGGATAAACGCTAACCGTACGAGGTATTTCATGAACATTGATGCCATTTTCGATCAATTGCTGGGCAAAGAGGGGAATTATGTCGATCACCCCAGCGATAAGGGCGGTCCCACCAACTGGGGTATCACCGAAAAAACCGCCCGCGCGCATGGCTACACCGGTGATATGCGTTACCTGACCCGCGGGCAGGCCCTGGAGATCTACCGTGCCGACTATTGGCGCGCGCCCCGCTTCGATCAGGTCTATGCCCTGAGCCCCCCGCTGGCCGAGGAGTTACTGGATACGGGGGTCAACATGGGGCCGTCCGTCCCCTCTGCCTGGCTACAACGCTGGCTTAACGCCTTCAACCAGCGCGGAAAACTGTATCCGGATTTACAGGCCGATGGCAGCATCGGTCCCCGTACCCTCTCCGCTCTGCAGGCTTACCTGAACGCCCGCGGCGACGAGGGCGCCACGGTTTTGCTCTCTGCGCTGAACTGCAGCCAGGGAGCCCGCTACCTTGAGATCACCGAGCGGGATCAAGCCCAGGAAGACTTTACCTATGGCTGGATGCGGGCACGGGTGGCCACGCCCCAAACCTAATAACGCCACCGATTATCCCAGGAGTCTCCTATGACGGAAAAAACGCAGTACAACGATGCACCCGGCCTGATCACCCTGCAGATCGGTGAGCAGGAGCTGACCTTCGCCCCAACGCCGCAGGCCTACGACACCCTGCAAAACGACTTTATGCCGAACAACAAAGTCGCGCCGCTGAAAAACTACCTGCGCCGCATCGTCATCAAGGATCATCGCCAGGCGCTGGATACGCTGCTGCAAAAACCCGGGATGCCGGCGGCGATAGCAAGCGCGGTAAATGACGAGTACGCCCCGAACATCGAGATCATCGTAAAAAAATAGCGGCGCAGGTTGAGGCTATCAGGCATAACCCGTTTTCGCAGCTGCTGGCCCTGCGCCGCCACTATCTGCCGGGTGAGGATGACGGGCCGCAGAGTCTCGCCATGGCCGCCTGGCTGGATAACCACTACTGGGAGAGCCTGTGCGCCGCCGTCAATAACGGCATCGTGAAAGCCTTTAAGGGGTAAGACATGCAACGCCTGGAGCTGCTGCTTTCGCTCAATAACAAGCTGACCCGACCGCTGCGTGCGGCCGGCAGTCAGGTACAGGCGTTTGCCGCCACCAGTCGTGCCGCATTCGGCCAAATCGCTATCGGCGGCGCGGCATTGTGGGGGGTGGGTCATGCCATCAAAGGGGCGCTGCAGCCCGCCATCGAAATGGACAGGGCGCTGGGTGAGGTCAGGTCACTGGGGGTGGCGGAGAGCGGACTGCGTAAACTGCAGCGCGCCTCCCTCGACTTCACCATGGCCTATGGTGGCAATGCCGCGGAGTTTGTACGCTCCTCCTACGATATCCAGTCCGCCATCGCGGGTCTGACCGATAACGAGCTGTCCCGATTTACGGCGGCCTCCGCCACCCTGGCCAGAGCCACCAAGTCGAGCAGTGCGACAATCACCGCCTACATGGGCACGATGTACGGCATTTTCGAGCAGCAGGCCAACGCCATGGGCAGGGGCGCCTGGGTGGAGCAAATCGCCGGCCAGACGGCGACGGCGGTGCAGATGTTCAAAACCACCGGCGATCAGATGTCTGCCGCATTCACCTCGCTGGGCGCCAGCGCCACCGCTGCCGGCGTCGATGTCGCCGAACAGTTCGCCGTGCTCGGCCAGCTGCAGGCCACCATGAGCGGCAGCGAGGCCGGAACAAAGTACCGGGCGTTCCTGGCCGGCATCGGCGGTGCGCAGACAACCCTGGGGCTGAATTTCACCCGCCGTGACGGCACCATGAAGGGCATCACCGAAATCATGCGCCTGATCCAGGGTAAATTTGGCGATCTGTCCAAAGTTACCGACAGTGACCTACTGGCAAAGGCCTTTGGCTCCAAGCAGGCCGTCGCGATGGTCAAGTTGCTCAATGCCAATATCGGTAATCTGGAAAAGAACATTACCACCCTGGGAAACAGCAGGGGGATGGGTAAGGCCGCCGAGATGGCCGGGGCGATGGCCGATCCTTGGAAACAGAGTCTGGCCGTCATCAATGCCATGCGCATTGAGATCGGCACCCAGTTGCTGCCGGTGCTCTATCCGTTTATCGATCAGGCCGTCAGCGGTGGCCGCGAGTTCATCAAATGGCTGCAGCTCTACCCCAACATTACCCGCGCCATCGGGCTGATGGCCGTCGCCATGCTGGCGCTGGCCGCCGCGGGTGCCGTCGTCAATATCACGCTGGGTGTCATGCGATTTGTCGGTAGTGGCCTGAAAGCGGCCTTTACCGTGCTCGCCTGGGCATTTCGCCTTAATGCCATCGGCACCCTGATTTCCGCCAGCGCCACAAAAGTTTATGCCATGGCTCTGCGCCACCTGCGCGCCGGCATGCTTGCCTCGAGTATCGCCGGCCGGGGACTGGCAGTCTCTATCGCCATGGTCACCTGGCCGATACTGCTGATCGGCGCCGCCATCGCAGGCGTCGTGCTGCTGGTCTACAAATTTTGGCAGCCCATCAGGGCCTTTTTCTCGGGCTTCATTCAGGGATTTTCTGACGCCTGGGTCGAGCTATCCAAGGGATCCCCCCTGTTCACCATAATGGCCAGGGGGATTGCCTGGGTGTGGTCCGGTGTAAAAACCCTCTTCGGTTGGCTGTCAGGCCTGTTCACTCCCATCGCGCTGACCGGCGAACAGTTCAGCCGCGTCAGCCAGGCGGGCGCCTCATTTGGCCGCATCGCTGCCGCTGCCGTCAGCGCCATTCTGGCACCGCTGGAGATGATAACCAACGCACTCGGATTGGTGTGGGATGCCATTGTCATCATTGGCCAGGGATGGATAGACATCTGGGAGGCCATCGATATCGAAAACCCCCTGCAGTCAATGAAGCGTATCGCCGCAGGGATCCTGAACATTTTTGGCAACCTGTGGGCGCTGGTGAAATCCTCATTTTCCAGCGCCTATAACTGGATCATCGAAAAACTGAACCTGATCCCCGGCGTCAGCATAGAGATGCAGCCCATCCCCACACCCGACGCGCTGAATGGCAATGCCGGCGACGAGGCCACCCCACTGCTGACCGCAGGACAGGTGCAGAGCGCGGGGCCCGGCGGCATCGGCCAGCAGATCCGCAACAGCAACAACAGCAAAACCGACATCGATCAGTCGGTTCGCACCACCACGTTTAACATCGCCAGTGCGTCTGCCGGCGACATCAGGGAGCTTCAGGAACTCTATGCACGATAGTCCAGCGCGCTATATCGACCTGCTGATCACCGACCGCAATTTCACCCTGAACAGCGGCCGGGAACCGGTGCTGTGCGATAACCTGCGCAGCATTGCCCAAGACTGCCAGCACGCCATTATCGAGAGCGGGCTGGCGACACGCATGCTGGCGGAGAAAAGCCCCACCCTGCGCGCTGACCTGATGATGCAGATGATGCTGCTGGTCGAAGATGACGATCGCATCGTTCCGGGCACGGTCAGCGTAACCGAAGAGACGCCGCTTTCCGGCCGGCTGCTTATCCTGGCCGCAACCGAAGATTTTCGCCATGAACCGCTGAGATTTGAGGTGACACTGAATGATTAATGGCAAGCCGAAGGTCGATTACGAGAAAATTTTGGCGGAGCAGGGCATGCCCACCACTCCCGCGCAGGCGCGAGCCCGGTTTGACGCCATCGTCAAAGCAGAGGGGTTGATCACCAATGCGTCGCGCATGTCGCCCTTCTGGAAGTTGATCACCGCCATCGTCACAACGCCGGTGATGTGGCTCAAGGATGCGCTGGTCAACGTGGTGATGAAAAACCTGTTTTTGGCGACAGCCAGCGGCGTCTTCGTCGATATCATGGCCTGGGCGGTCAACCTGCCCCGTAAGCCTGCCACTGCCGCCCGGGGGGTCATCCTGTTTACCAAGGCCGATGCCGCCCGGCTCATCACCGTACCTGCTGGCACCCAGATCCAGACAGAGCGCATCAATGGCGTCATCTACTCGCTGACCACCACCGCCGACGCCGTCATTCCGGAAGGGGTAGCGCAGCTGCGCCTGAAGGTCACCGCTGACGCTCCCGGTGCCGGTTTCAATCTGGCCCCGGGCTATTACCGCATTCTGCCTACCGCCATCGACGGTATCGAGCGCGTCGAAAACCCCGAGGACTGGCTGCTCTCCCCCGGTGCCGATGCCGAGCGCGACGATGAGCTGCGCGATCGGGTGCGCAATCAGTTCAATCTGGCCGGTGCCTACCACACCGATGCCGTATACCGTGGCCTGATCTCCAGCGTTGCCGGTATCAGCGCCGAGCGCATCTACTTTGTACACGACGCGCCGCGCGGTCCGGGCACCGCCAACGCCTATATTCTGCTGGACAGCGGGATCCCCGCCCAGCCGTTCATCGACACCATCAATGACCATATCATGGACCGGGGGCATCACGGCCACGGCGACGATCTGCGTACATTCGCGATGCCCGAAACACGCCACGACCTGACTGTTACCCTGTACCTCGATGCCAGCCTTGGGCTGACCGGACAGGCGATCGATGTACTGCGGCGCGATGTCGGCAACCTGGTGCGCTGCGCGTTCCGTGAAAATACCGAATATGACGTACAGAAGACCTGGCCCTACAGCCGCTTTAGCATGTCGCGTCTGAGTGAGGAGATTCACCAGCACTTTGCCGAAATCGAATCGGTCATACTCTCGCTGACAGATATCGAAAGCGGCCTGGCCGTGCCGCGCCTGCGTGCCCTGTCCATCGAGGTACCCGTATGAATCTGCCAAAACTGCCTGACATCGCCCTGCCCGGCTGGATGAGCCTGGGCGAGCCGCTGACGCTGGCACACGCCTCAAAACGCTACTGGGAGATAGTCTATGGCTGGCTGACATGGCCTCTGGCACAAATCGATGTGGACAGCTGTGCGGTACCACTGCTTAACCTGCTGGCCTACCAGCGCAGCATCACCCGTTTTAACGGTGAACCGCTGAGGCTGTTCCGCCTGCGCGTAAAGCACGCCTTTATCAACGCCCAAGACGCCGGCGAGCAGCGCGGCTTTGAGCGTATTTTTCAGCGGTTGGAGATAGGTGACGTACAAACGCTGCAACGCCAGTCACGGCTCGACTGGGATCAGATCATGCTGCGTATCAACGATCTCCAGCTCAGCGAGAACAACGCGTTAATGATGAGCCTGGTGCGCCAGTATGGCCGAACCTGCCGCCGCTATTTTTTCCAGATCATCAATAACCGCACCCTGCATATCACCGGCGCAACCTTTGACGGCGACTACCGCTATTTACACGCCAAAATTCCCCGGGTCACCAATGAGGGCACACACCCATGAGCACTGTGATCACCCAACACTACCAGCAGTGGTGTGCCAGCCAGATGTCACATGACCTGCCTGCCCGCCCGGATACCGTCATTTTTGCCTATATCCCCGGGCAAGACGAAAATGCAGAGATAGACCACACCGAGCCGTTGCCAGCGGATACGTTCATCCGCCACCGTATGCCCGTAATGCAATACGGACTGCTCAACCCGAACGTCGTGGCATTCTCCGTTATCCTGGACACCACCGTAGGCAATTTTGACTATAACTGGATAGGTCTGCTGCACGCAGAGAGCAACACCCTGTGCATGATCTCCCACGTTCCCCGTCAGCAAAAAATCAAAGCCGCAGACGGTATACAGGGCAATAACCTGACGCGCACTTTCGCCATGGAGTTCGACGGTGCCGCCGCCGCCATGCAGGTGACCGTTACCGCAGAGGTTTGGCAGATAGATTTCACCGCCCGCCTGGCTGGCATGGATGAGATCCGCCGCCTGATAGCCCGTGACCATTACGGACCCGCGGCCTTTCTGGACGATGGCTGGCGCGTCACGCCGCAAGAGGGGGCAGCGCACATCGCGCCAGGCATCGGCTACGTTCAGGGGCTGCGTGTGGTGCTACCCTCGGCCACCACATTGCCCGTGCAACCCGGACAGACAATCTGGCTTGATGCCAGCTGGCAAGGCACCGCGACCGGTGCCTGGCAGACCGCTATCCAACTGTTCGCCGATAACAGGCAGGCCATTGATGACTACACCGACGCGGCGGGGTTTTGTCACTACCTGGCCCCACTGGCCACCGTTGCGACGGATGGTGCCACTGACCTGCGCCCTGCTACGCCGGGCGATCGGCAGCAAGATGCACTCAGAGCCCATGAGGCATCACGCAACCACCCTACTGCCACCTTAGATGAAGTAGGTTTCGTACGCCTTAACGACAGCACCGACAGCGACAGCACCACCCAGGCAGCGACGCCCAATGCGGTAAAGCGTACTTATGAGGAGGCCACCCGCGCCGCCAGCACCAGCCAGGCCGGACAGGTCCTGCTTGAAGACAGTATCAGCAGCTACAGCACCACAAATGCAGCGACGGCCAATGCAGTAAGGTACGCCTATGAGAATGCAGTGCGTCCCGCGACTACCAGCCAGGCCGGACAGGTCCTGCTTGAAGACAGCGTCAGCAGCACCAGCACCACAAATGCGCCGACGGCCAATGCAGTAAGGTACGCCTATGAGAATGCAGTGCGTCCCGCGACTACCAGCCAGGCCGGACAGGTCCTGCTTGAAGACAGCGTCAGCAGCACCAGCACCACAAATGCGCCGACGTCCTCTGCGTTAAAACGCACCTATGACAGGGCGAACAGTGCCTATGACAGGGCGAACAGTGCCTATGACAGGGCGAGCAGTGCCTATAGTTACGCCGGCTCAATCTACGATAAGGCCTATGATGCATATGACATTGCCCGTCGGGCACCCCCAGTAGGCACACCTCAACCCTGGCCCAACACCTCCATTCCATCGGGGTGGATCAAATGTGCGGGGCAATCGTTCTCAACCTCAAGCTATCCCGAGCTGGCAAAAGCCTATCCCAATGGCCGATTGCCTGATTTACGCGGCGAGTTTATCCGTGGGTATGATGATTACGGTGGTACTGACAGCCAGCGACAGATATTAAGCTGGCAGGGTGATGCAATGCGAAATATCACGGGGACTTTTGGTGTTGATGATCAGACGATAGAACAAGTAACAGGTGTCTTTAGGGAATATGGGAGGTTCAGCTACGACGCTCGTTCTGAAAGAAACGGCGCGGGACGTATTATTTACTTTGATGCATCCCAGGTAGTGCCGACGGCAAATGAAAACCGACCACGTAATATCGCATTTCTGTACATCGTGAGGGCACAATAATGAAATATCCCTTAACTCCTGAAGTTGCCGAACTTGGCAAAAACCGACTGGCTAAAAAAGCAGGCTGGCTGACGGTATATCATACGGATGAAGCAACCGGCGAATATACAGGTGCCAGTTATGAATTTATTCTGGAGGATACCGGCCTGCCGGCCAACGCATATACCGATGCACCGACAGAGCCTGCCGCCGGTTACGCCATTGTCCGCAGCCCGGATCGCAAAACGTGGCAGCATGTGCCGGATCACCGGGGAGAAACCGTGTTTGATACCCGTACAGGGAAACCAGTGACGGTAAGTATGCCGGGGAATTATCCGCAATACACCACGCCGTTACAACCTGACACACCCTATGATGTGTGGAACGGAGAGAAATGGGTGACAGATACCCGGCAGCAGCAACAGCACATCACCGCCAACCATTTGCGGAAAAAAAATGCGCTGCTGGAAACGGCCACCCAGCGCATTGAGATCCTGATGGATAAAATCAGTCTGACTGCCACTGATACACCCACCCAGACCATTCAGGAGCGCTTACTGGCATGGCGGAAATACCGTGCGCAGGTGGATGACATCTCTGCGGACACACCCCATATTGACTGGCCCGCTATGCCGGAGTAATCACCATGCCCTGGCAACGCGTCCATCTCACCCTGCCGGATGAATTACCGCCAATAACCTGTTCTGTCCTGGCTGTCCATCCGTGGACCCATGGTGCCGGGCTGCGCACAGACTCCGGCTGTTACTTAAGCCCGGAAAATGCGATTGCTTTTCTGGCTGACCGAATCGGAGCCATTTCAGATACACAGGATTTTTTGCTGTTTCTGGTATGTGCCGGGGCTGCGGATGACTTTGCCCGCCGTCTGACCGAACTCGCCGGGGTTCTCCCCCTGCCGGAAATCGCGCGACTGCGCCGTCTGGTTGATGCCGGGCAGATCCTTGCAGAAAGCCGCATGCAAATTCCGGCCCGTCCACGCCCCGGAATTCCCGCACCGACCCGCCTGTCCCTTTCCAATCTCCGTCAACTCCATGCCGCCGGACAGGCAACTACGGCCATGATGCCCATGGCAGGCAGTCTGACTGAACTGTCACAGGTACTGCAGCGGTTTCACCGCCAGCGCAACGAACACCTGAATACCCTGCGTGAGCACACGCAACGTCTGCAACAGACCAGTTGCGAACTGTGGCAATTCAGCCCGGCGCAGAATACCCGGGATGTCCGCCAGCCTCTGCAATGGAATATTCCACAGCCTGAGGCAAGTTTCTCGCTGGGTCTGTTGTTTGTCGGCGATGACCTGTCAACACTGCGAGCCTGTATATATGAACCAGATAATCGTCCTCGCCCTTGATGGCGAATCTATCCTGCTGCAGAACATCAATATCAGCATCACCCTGCGCCTGCCGGATAAAGACATGTCCGGACAGGCCAGCAGCACAGCCAGCGCCGAACAGGGTGACAAGGCCAAGGAGCTGCGCGTGTCCGGCATCATCAGCTTTGCCGATGAGCGACATCTGACGCGCATTTTTCAGCTGGCCGAAGCCCGCGATGCCAATGGTGCAAAACAATGCTATCGCATCGCCAACGCTACCGCCGCCGCCGTCAACATGCGCCAGGGGGTGTTTTCAGGCGCTATCGATGCCACCGAGCAACGCGATACCATGGCATGGCAGATAACGTTCACCCTGCGTGAAAAAATGAGCGTGCCGGAAAAAGTCGCCGCCCGCAGTAACATCACCACCGGTGCGGGCGGTAACGTCACGGTAAAGCAGCAGACACAGGACGGCACCGAACCAGCCACCAATGAAAATCAGCAAAGCGCGCTCTGGGCAAATATCAACAGAATTGCAGGCGATACCCTGGATTGGGCAGGCATTGGCGCAGTGAAAGACGGGGGCCGCAAATGAAACCGATTCAACTCTGCACCGTTGCCGGCAAAGCCTATCAGCCAGCAAGCATGGAGCTTGTCCTGGTGCTAAACGGTGTCGGCAGGGGCTTTATCACGATCACCCCGGAAGAGGCCACCACTGGCCTGGCTGGCGCCATGGTGCAAATCGACCTGGGTGAGGGAACCGAGGCATGGCGCTATTTTACCGGCTACGTCGAACGTGATCAGCCGGCAGAGAACGGCGCCCGCCGGCTGTTTGTGCGTGAGGCTGCAGGCCTGCTGGACTTTGAGTTACCCTGCTCCCATCAGCACCCGACGCTAAAAACCGTCCTGGACACCCTCAGCCAGCAGAGCGGTCTGACTATCTACGCGCCGACGGATGAGAGCTACAGCACCACCAGGATCCCACACCTGACCCATGCAGGCAGCGGCACGCAGCTGCTCACCCAACTGGGGCGCTGTTTTGCGATCCCGGATTACGTCTGGCACCCCATGCCTGACGGCAGCGTCTACGTCGGCAGCGCCAAACAGTCGCGCTTTGCCAGCCTCGCGCTGCCCGAACTGCCGCCGCAGTACCTCATCAGCCAGAGCGCTGGCAACAGCGCCACGCTGATGCCGATCCCCACGCTACGCCCCGGCGTTAATCTGCCGAACGGGCGCATCACCGATGTCGCCGTCAAAGACAGCGCCATGACACTGACCTGGGCGCGCCTGGATGCCAGCGGCAAACCGCTATCGAAAAGCCCAACGCGCCGGTTGATCGAGGGAGAGTTTCCCGAGTTGGCCAGCGGCGCGCTGCGCACCCGGCTGGCCCGCGTCGTATCCCCAACAGAAAGCGCCAGCCTGGGCGACGTGGCTGATCCGTTCCGGCCAAAATACGCCGTTGATCTGCAGCTACTCGACGAACAGGGTAATGACCTGCCGGATACCCCGGTTTATGCTGCGGTTCCCCTCCCCGTTCCCATGGCAGGACCGGAGGCCGGACTGCTGGCCTACCCGCCCGAGGGAACGCTGGTTGAGGTCGCATTTGTCGAAGGCCGCCCAGACAAACCCATGGTGCGCCAGCTCATCCCACAGGGACATAGCCTGCCCGACATCAAGCCAGGCGAGCAGCTGCAGCAGCAGCGCGCGGAGGTATTCCAGCGCGTCGGGCAGGATGGCAGCTGGCACCGAGAAACCGATCAGGTTATCCGTGAGGCCTCGGCGCAGCGCGACATCACCAGCGACAGCGAGAGCAGAACGACAACCACGCGCGAAACCCTGGTGCAGGCCAACGACACAACCACCGTACTCGGTACCGCCAGACTACTGGCAGGCCATGTCATCCAGATAGCGGACGGCGACTACAGCATCGCCGCCGGCAACCAGCTGCTGGTGAAAGCCAGGGCGCTACTGGCGGAGCTGGAGCGCGCCGAGCTGACCATCAACGGCCCACTCACGGAAACCGTCACCGGCAATGTCGAACGCACCACCGGCGGCAACCACACCGAGACCACTACCGGCCAGCACAGCATCGAGGCAGCCCAGATGGACATCACGACCGGTCGTGTGTTTATGGGCAGAGGTAGCTCGCATCAGAGCACCGATCGCCTGAACCTGCTAACGCTGCTGCTTGATATCCTCGACCTGGTCAATCAGCTGGCGCAGCACACCGCTGCACACACCCACAGCAACACCGGCAGCCCCACCAACAGCGGCAGCCTGTCCGGCGACGCCACCCAGGCCACCAACCTGAAAGCCAGATACCGCGATCTCATCGCCTGATCTGCGGCCACCCGGCCGCATCCCCCACCAATACCCCATGTAAAACGCACAAGAGCCACCCTGCGAGCCCGCACAACTAAGCTATCGCACACCCCGATGAAACACATGGCGCGCCGCACAGGCTGCAGATGACGTAATCCGCGCCACGGAATCCTTACGCCACGTAAACCGCACTACTCCCCCCTGCCCGCGGGTTGTGCGTTGAGAATTTTTTTCAGTTTTATTTTTCGCAAAAACACCCGCTAGCCCGCGCCGGTACTGGGGGCTGGGAAAGATCCAAAATCGCACGCTTTTCAGTTTTTTGCAGTTTTAAACGATCGCGTGCAGTGCGCAGACAAGGAAAAAAAACAAAAAACAGTTGATATAAAAGGGGTTTATATACTTTACGTGAGCATCAAAAACGATCGCGTTAGGATCAGGCGGCAAGAGACTAAAAAGCACAAAGCCTTGCAGGGCGCGGCCTGAGCAGTTTTTGGGGTGCTTAGAAAATTGCAAAAATGATCACAGGACGATCGCGCAGAACGACCGTGAGGGCAAAGCGGCATCAGGTGCGAAACTCACGTGAAATCGGCCGTGGACTACGCGGCAGCAGGATGAGCAGCGGTGATTATTTGCGCAGAATAGCGAAAGGCGATAGATTAGCCGCGGGTGCCTTGGACTTGTCTGTCCGGGCAACCGGCAGGCAAAGAAAAAGCCCCACCTGACGATAAATCAAAGTGGAGCCTCTCTTATGCATGACAACATGATAGTAGCCCACTTACTCGCCAAATGGCAAGGAGAAGTCGGCTATGGAGCCACACAAACCAGCGCTCATCGCGCTAATCGTTATCAGCATCACCCTATTAGGTGTACTGCTGCTGACAAAACAAAATCTCTGCGACGTTAGCTTCCGAAGCGGCAAAGTGGAGATAGTGGCTCACATGGCCTACGAATCCGAGTAAGTGAGCGACAGGGGCGGTTCGCCGCCCCGATCGCATTGTCGAACGCATGGCCCCAAGGCACCCAAACCTCAGTAATACAAAAAGCCCGCAGGGAAACCCGCGGGCTTTTCTGTTTATACGTAGCATGGCACGTCGCCACCCTCTCGCGATGGGAGAAATCGCGGGTAAAAAACATGGAGAAAGCGGGGCGCTATTTTCTCTGCTGCCACTCTGCTGCCATTTTGCTGCCACTGGACAAATTTAAGACACAAAAAAACCACCTTGCGGTGGCTTAATAACAAAACATATCTTTTTGATTTTTATACCATTTTGTCATGGTGCCCGGAGCGGGACTTGAACCCGCACAGCGCGAACGCCGAGGGATTTTAAATCCCTTGTGTCTACCGATTCCACCATCCGGGCGGCGACAAATAAATTGGAGGCGCGTTCCGGAGTCGAACCGGACTAGACGGATTTGCAATCCGCTACATAACCGCTTTGTTAACGCGCCTAAATGATTGTTCCCGCCGTAGGGCGAGAGCTTAAAATTTGGAGCGGGAAACGAGACTCGAACTCGCGACCCCAACCTTGGCAAGGTTGTGCTCTACCAACTGAGCTATTCCCGCATAATCAACTTATTTATCTGTATCTTCTGGCTTTTCATTATTGCCGTCTGATGCGATGCATTCTACTTATCTGACCGGCGGCGTCAACTCTCTTTTTTGCATCGGCCACCCGTTTGCCGTTTTTTAACGCAGCATCATCAGGAGTCCAGCAGATCGCTGCGGGCGGCGCTCAGGTATTGGAACATGGACCAGAAAGTCAGCACCGCGGCAATATACAGCGCAACGATCCCGGCAACGGTGATATAGATATCCGGACGCCACAGCAGGCCGACCAACGCCATCATCTGCGCGGTAGTTTTTACCTTGCCGATCCAAGAGACGGCGACGCTGCTACGCTTGCCGATCTCCGCCATCCACTCTCGCAGGGCAGAGATGATAATTTCGCGGGCGATCATGGTGGCAGCCGGCAGGGTAACCCACCAGACGTGGTAATACTCCGTGACCAACACCAGCGCCGTCGCCACCATCACTTTATCGGCCACCGGATCAAGGAAGGCACCAAAGCGGGTGGTCTGCTTCAGGCGGCGGGCGAGATAGCCGTCAAACCAGTCGGTCACCGCCGCCACCACAAAGATCAGCGCGCAGACGAAGGGGGCCCAGGCAAACGGAAGATAGAACGCCAGAACAAAAAACGGAATCAATATAACGCGAAACAGCGTTAATAACGTGGGGATATTTAATCGCATAGTACTGTGACGATCTTCCTTTCGTGGATACTGCGTTTATGTTGCTACAACGCCCTCATTGTTTCAATGCATAGTGGATCTTTTCCGCCAATGCGGCTGAAATACCGGGCACTTTTGCAATCTCATCAATACTGGCATCGCGCAGCGGTTGCATTCCGCCCATATATTTGAGCAGCAACTGGCGCCGCTTGGGCCCAATGCCTTCAATAGACTCAAGCGCGCTGGTGCTGCGTACCTTAGCCCTTCTCTTCCGATGGCCGGCGATCGCATGGTTGTGCGACTCATCGCGGATATGCTGGATCAAATGTAGCGCCGGTGAGTCTGGCGGCAGGGAGAATCCCTCCCCCTGCGCCTCAAAGAACAGCGTCTCCAACCCCGCCTTGCGATCGCTCCCTTTGGCAATTCCCAGCAGCAGCGGGCGATGTGTATCCCAAGGCACCTCCAGTTCAGCAAACACCTGCTTAGCCTGCCCCAGCTGCCCCTTGCCGCCGTCGATAAAAATAATGTCGGGGATCTTCTCTTCGTTCAGTGCCTTGTCATAGCGACGACGCAGCACCTGGTCCATGGCGGCATAGTCATCTCCCGGGGTGATACCCTTGATATTATAGCGCCGGTATTCACTGCGCAGCGGTCCATTGCGATCGAATACCACGCAGGAGGCCACTGTCTCCTCCCCCATGGTATGACTGATATCAAAACACTCCATGCGTTGAATATCCGCCCGTTGCAGCACCTGCTCCAGCTGCACCAGACGCTGCAGAATGGTCGACTGCTGGGAGAGCTTGCTGTTCAGGGCCGTTACTGCGTTGGTACGCGCCAGCTTAAGGTAACGGGCACGATCGCCGCGCGGCTGTGACTGAATAGGGATCCTCCGCCCGGCCAGTTCGCTGATAGAGTCCGCCAGCAGCTTGCGATCCGGCAGGAGAAAGTCGATCAGGATCTCCCCCGGCAGCGTACGTATCTGGCTGCCCTGCAGGTAAAACTGGCCGACAAAGGTCTGCAGTACCTCAGCCAGCGTCGTACCGGCGGGAACCCGTGGAAAGTAGCTACGGCTGCCCAGCACCTGCCCATGACGAATAAACAGCACATGGATACAGGCCATCCCCGCCTCAAAGGCGACGCCGATCACGTCGATATCCTCGTGATCGCCGGAGATAAACTGGCGCTCGGTCACCCTCCGCACCGCCTGGATCTGATCGCGCAGCCGCGCGGCCTCCTCAAAGCGCAGCGCCCGGCTGGCCTCCTCCATTCTGGCCACCAGCGCGTCGATCACCTGGCTGTCCTTCCCGGAGAGGAACAGCCGCACATACTCCACCTGACGGGCATACTCCCCATCGTTGACCAGCCCGGTGACGCAGGGCCCCAGACAGCGCTGGATCTGGTATTGCAGGCAGGGACGTGAACGATTGCGGTAGACGCTGTCTTCACACTGGCGAATGGGGAATAGCTTCTGCAGCAGGGCCAGCGTCTCACGCACCGCGTTCGCGTTGGGAAAGGGGCCAAAATAGTCACCACGGGCGCGCCTAGCGCCGCGGTGTACCGCCAAACGCGGGTGGCGATCGGCGCTGAGAAAGATCAGAGGGTAGGATTTGTCGTCACGCAGCAGCACGTTATAGCGGGGTTGGTAACGCTTGATGTAATTGTGCTCCAGCAGCAGCGCCTCTGTTTCCGTGTGGGTCACGGTCACGTCGATCTGGGCTATCTGACGTACAAGAGCTTCGGTTTTGCGACTGGCAAGCTGGCAGCGGAAGTAGCTGGAGAGGCGTTTTTTGAGATCTTTCGCCTTGCCGACATAAATAACCTCTGCCCCGGCATCGTACATCCGGTATACACCCGGTTGGTTGGTCACCGTCTTTAGAAAGGCGACCGCATCAAAGCGCTCACTCACTGCTCAAGATTTTCTCTGCGTTGCACAGCCCGTGACGGATAGCCAGGTGGGTTAACTCGACATCCCCGCTGATGTTCAGCTTGCTGAACATGCGGTAACGATAGCTGTTTACTGTTTTTGGACTCAGATTCAGCTGCTCAGAAATCTCTGTCACCTTGCTGCCTTTAGTGATCATCAGCATAATTTGCAACTCGCGCTCGGACAGAGATCCAAACGGGGAATCTCCCTGCGGCGTCAGCTGGCTCAGCGCCATCTGCTGAGCAATATCAGAAGCGATATAGCGCTGACCGGCGTATACCGCCCGGATCGCGCTGATCATCTCCTGTGGCGCAGCCCCTTTGCTCAGATAGCCGAACGCACCGGCCTGCATCACCTTCGCCGGCAGCGGATTTTCCGTATGAATGGTCAGCATGATGACTTTTATATCCGATTTTACCCGCAGGATCTTACGTGTAGCCTCCAGCCCGCCGATGCCCGGCATGTTCATGTCCATCAATATGATATCTGCACAGTTATTACGGCACCACTTCACTGCATCTTCGCCGCACTGCGCCTCGCCTACCACTTTAATCCCTTTGATATCTTCAAGAATGCGTCGGATCCCTGCGCGCACCAGTTCGTGGTCATCAACAAGAAGAACGCTGATCAAAGATGAATCTCCCAGCTAGAGGAAACAACAGCATACTTTTATACTAAACAGACTAAGTCTACTGTTTTTCGCCAAAAGAATGAATAGTGTAAATGTTATTTAATGCGGAAATCTTGATAAGGCGATTGACCATACTGATATCCTAGCGCACCGCCGTTGGATAACAACATTTTTTAAAACCAATGAGTTACATAAAAATCGTTTAAAAACACTCCATTAAATCATAAACAGCCGCACAGAAAAACGTGGTTTTGATGCAGCCATATAATACGCTGAATATAATCAGCGTATTGAGAAAATATACGACAAAAATGACTTAATGCTGCCATAGATAAATTGCGCGCCTGTCATCATGGTGTATACAAAAACGACACTTTTCTGTGTATATAAAGTAAAAAAATAAACAACGCTATAATTGAATCAATACCAGTAACGTTACCGCGCAATAAACCAGGTTTTGTGATATACTCCGCTACCGATTTTGCTCTGCGTAATCGTTATTGCCCCCCAATGAACAGCCGTGTGCCACAGGCGAGCGGTATATTATCTGAACAAAAGGTAACTTATGAGTAACGTTGATTTTTCTACCGAAGCGACCATTGAAGCCTTAACGCACGAAGTCACCTGCCTGAAAGCGACCCTGACCGAGATGCTCAAGGCGATGGGCCAGGCTGACGCCGGTAAAGTGATCATCAACATGGAAAAATACGCCGCCCGCATCGAGGATCAGGAGCAATCTGACGCCTTTAAGAAAACCATGGCGCAGATCAAGCACGTCTATCGTCAGTAACCGATTCCCGCCGATAACCGGGCGGAGCTCCCCGGCACTGCGGGTATCGTTGTCAATGACGCGCCCTGTTCAGGGGGATTCTCCGCCCCCCCCGCAAAGGAGTGCCGCGCAATGGGACTCACCCTCAAAGCGCCGATCGGCGCACTGGCAGTAGCTTTCGCGCAGCAAAAGCTACTATCTGGCAAGACTGGTGCCCATGTTCCCCACCTTCGCGCTGATCGCACACTACATCGTAGATCATGAACACAGCCTTGACACCCTGCGCCGCACGATCCTGTTCGGCATCTGGACCACCATTCCCTATCTTGTCTACCTGCTCTCGCTGTACCTGCTGCTTCCCCATATTCGTCTCTCCCTGGCACTGCTGGGCGCCATCGTCGCCTAGGGGATCGCCGCCACGCTGCTGATCCTGCGGTGAGTGCATTGAGCCACGCTCCCATCAGAAACGCGACGCGGCAGGCGCCATATGCGATCTTGATGTACCTGCCCCGAAATTGCCGTATTGGCCAGGGTCATGCCCATCGCCTGTAGCTGCTCTCCGAAAAACCACGGCAGCTCGCCCGGCATATAGCCGATCGCTGACGTTTACCGGTCGGCGCTATCGGGGAAGCCGCAAGGACATCTCTCCGCTGCGGGCTATCCCCCTGAGCAAGAGTGAGAATCACCTCTGGACCATGACAAATGGCGATCAGATAGCGATCGCGGCGCATGGTCCAGCGGATCGTCTCCGCCACATCGACGTCAGAAGGCTGGCTGAGAAGCGTGCCGGGAATAAATACGCCGACGTAATCCTGCTCTTCCGCCGTCAACACTGGCAGAACATCCCACAGACGATGCAGGCGATGAAACTGAGGCTGATAACGCTGATACAGCACCTGAATCGACGTGGCCCCTGCCCCAAAGCCCGGTACCGATCAAAAAGCCACATATAGTGCTTCTATACTGAACAAACCACTAGAGACCTACCTCCTCACAGGGCTCGAAGTTCAACATTATGCTCTTGGACTACATCATTAAGACTGAAGAAAATGCCAAAATCATGAGCAAAAAACACAAAAAAATGATTATTTTTTGTACGGTTTTGAGGAAGAGTTTTGGGGAAGTTTTGGGGAAAGATGTGCAGATCAAAAAGCCAACATAAAATTAACAATTTATGTTGGCCATATGTTAACAGAAAAAATCACATATTGTCGATGATCGCGTCGCCAAACTCAGAGCATTTCAGCAACTTAGCGCCATCCATCAGACGTTCGAAGTCATAGGTCACGGTCTTATTGGCGATCGCCCCTTCCATACCTTTAACAATCAGGTCCGCCGCTTCCGTCCAGCCCATGTGACGCAGCAGTATATGAATCAAATCATGTTAATCAACTGAAATTAAAATAGTTTTTCCATCATTTAGGCCCAAAAATCGGTAAAGTCCCATGATCACAAATCGCAGCAATTACATATAGTTAGATTCGGTTTTGGGGAATAGAATTTCCCCGATCTGAGCCGGGGATGTGTTGTGTACATTGCCTGTATACCGCTTACATAATGCGTGGCCTTTGGCCTGGCAGTAGCCGCTCATTAAGCGATCGTTCAACGTATGACAGGAAAGCGGCGCCATCGATAAATCTGTCGTACAGCCTTCCGGCAATCGGTGACTCCAGCTGGCGCAGGGCGGGATATATCCGCTCCCTCCATGCTGAGAAAATCTCCCGATAATGCAGGCTCAGTGCATTGATGTTGTAGGCGTCGATCTCTTCCCGGCTGATGGCCTTTTTTATAACGGTTGATTTTTTAATCAACCGTCTCTCGCAATCGATAAAATAGCGGCGGATCTGACGGCCCCTCTCGTTACGTTCAACCATCGCAAGCTCTTTAGCGGTGTCGAGAGTAAGGTGATAATCAGTAGTTGGGCGACCTCGTTTTATTATTTCCCGATTTTGGGAAATAATAATATAGTCTTGATTTTCAACAAATTCATACTCTGCAATGCGTTCGGTCACCCATGAGGCAAAGCGTTTGCCCACACCGAGAAACTTGTGCAGATCACGAGCGTTGCAAAGTAATGTGGATTCGTTAGAAATGGTTCCGTTAAAAACGGGGATGAGCTGAGTAGTCATGACGACCTCGTGAATTTCTTTGAGATAACCACTTTTGAGGGTGGTGCCGGGAGGCTCAAAACGGCTTCACGAAACCGCGGACTTATTCCCCATAAGGGTGTTGTATTCGTCGCCCTCCCGACATTGATCGGGGTGTGACCGCGCATAGCGCCATCACTAAACAACAGGCATAAAAAATCCAACACTGACGGGGTTGGTCTTAGCCGCGTGAAAAGAGGTTTTGAGTCCTCATGGTGGAGTATAGTCAGTATTGGATTACAGAGTCAACCATGCATATGCCCGATACCCTCTTTGAACGCGGCAGCACGCTTACCGGTGAAACCCATGACCAGAAAGACGAAGCCGTCTTTGGTCATTTCGTAGTATTTGGAGTCCCGGTTTACCGCGCCAGCCTGGATGTTTTTCACGTGGGCTGAAAATTCAGCCGACGCAAATTCCGGGGAGCAAGAGCCTGTACATAAATTTGTGTAATTGCCTGATTTTGATATGTTCAATCCAACATCAAAAGCAGGTTACTTTATGAACGAAAAACAGTTGCAGGCTCTGGCTAACGAACTGGCCAAAAATCTCAAAACCCCTGACGATCTCAGTCAGTTCGATCGCCTGCTGAAGAAAATCAGCGTTGAGGCGGCTCTCAACGCCGAAATGTCCCACCATCTGGGCTACGATAAAAATCAGCCTAAACCGGGTGCCAACTCCCGCAATGGCTATTCCACAAAGACCGTTACCACCGGTGATGGCCCTCTGGAACTACGCACGCCGCGTGATCGTGATGGCTCTTTCGAACCGCAACTGGTGAAGAAAAACCAGACCCGGATCACCGGTATGGATAACCAGATTTTATCGTTGTACGCCAAAGGGATGACCACCCGCGAGATAGCGGCCGCGTTCAAAGAGCTGTATGACGCTGATGTCTCACCGGCGCTGGTCTCGAAGGTCACCGACGCCGTAATGGAGCAGGTTACCGAATGGCAGAATCGTCCACTGGATGCAGTCTATCCCATTGTTTACCTTGACTGTATCGTCCTGAAGGTCCGGCAGGACAGTCGCGTCATTAATAAATCCGTGTTCCTTGCCCTGGGTATCAACCTCGAAGGCCAGAAAGAACTGCTGGGTATGTGGCTGGCCGAAAACGAAGGCGCGAAGTTCTGGCTCAATGTGCTGACAGAGCTGAAGAATCGCGGCCTGAACGATATCCTCATCGCCTGTGTCGATGGTCTGAAAGGCTTCCCGGACGCGATCAATACGGTGTATCCGGAAGCCCGCATCCAGCTGTGCATCGTGCATATGGTGCGTAACAGCCTGCGGTTCGTCTCCTGGAAGGACTACAAAGCCGTCACCCGCGACCTGAAAGCCATTTATCAGGCCCCCACGGAAGACGCAGGGCAGCAGGCGCTGGAAGCGTTCGCCAGCGCATGGGACAACCGCTACCCGCAGATAAGCCGTAGCTGGCAGACAAACTGGGCTAACCTGGCGACGTTCTTCGCTTACCCGGCAGACATCCGCAAGGTGATCTACACAACGAATGCTATCGAGTCGCTGAACAGCGTGATCCGGCATGCCATCAAAAAGCGTAAGGTGTTCCCGACGGACGAAGCAGTGAAAAAGGTGGTGTGGTTAGCGATCCAGGCGGCATCACAGAAATGGACCATGCCGCTGAGGGACTGGCGTATGGCAATGAGCCGCTTTATTATCGAGTTCGGTGATCGTCTGGACGGTCACTTCTGAGAAAAGGCATTTACACAGAATCGTGTACAGGGTCGGGAGCAATCCAGCGTTTCAATCTTCTGGATAACGTTCTTGTGCTGCTTGCCAAAGAACTCAGCCACCGCAGTGGACGTGGTGATGGGGCGGTGGTTTCGGATGATGACACTGGGGGTATGTACAGAAAGCTGATGGGTCATTTTTCTGTGTCCTTTGTATTTGTTCAGATTTTCCCTGTGTTCAGCAGGGCGGTCGGGTACTTGAACACCGTACAAAGATCGGCCAGCAGTTTTCCCCTTGCGGGTGTTGTATGGTCTGCTCGCTACCCGGCCATATCTGAAAGTATGGACACAAAAAATCCGCATGGCTGTCGGGTGCGGAGGCCGCTTTGTAAGGTGTGTTCAGCACCTGAGCGGACTATACCCCCGGCATCGCGGATAAAACTAATTCCGATTTATGATACTTTACTTATAAATCATAGAAGTGCAATAACTCTTCCAGCCCTGACCACACAGAGCCCCATTTGGCCCGCCACGCTCGATTAGCCTAATCCGCCCCGGCCGCAACGAAAAGCTTTCCGCTGCTGCAACTCGACTCTGCATCTGTTGAATTGTCATGTCCGTTAACCCGGAGAAATCCAACAGATTAATATCCTTGCTCCCCTCCAGCTCTGTCATATGGTCAAACACCTGGGCCTGCAGCTCGTAGCTATAGCTCATGGCCATCAGGCAAGCCTCACGCTTGGGAAAGCTATAAACCTGGCGCGTAGCCTGAGCCCCGTTGCCCGCAACGTAGGTATCATCAGCCAAAAATTTGGCCGATGTTTCCCCTAGGACTTTAGGGACCTTGGCGAGGAAATGCTTATGCTGCAGCTTGCGATACTTCTTGCTAGGGAACGAAACACCATCAGCCCGAGCTTTTGATCTCCGATCAGCATTAATGTAATCGACCATCTCTAAACTGCTCATGGTCGGGGTTTCGCTATTGGGTAATGTGACTACAGATTTATTCATATCGATAGTTACCTTATAGAAACAAGCCTCGTTGCCCAGAAACGCCGCCCACAGAGAGGTCGCCACCTATAACGGCGGTTCTCCGAGGCCTGTTTCTATAAGGCTCTGTGTGATTGTTTGCGCCGGACATGGCGCAGATATAAAAAAACCACCAACGCGGTAAGCGTCAGTGGCTTATTGATACTGTCTCCATTGATGACTGCTCCCCGCTCTGAAGACCGAGGTTTCCCGGGGGCATTCTGATGATCACTCAGTCTATCTTCAGACTACTTAATAGGGGCCGTTGCCTCAATAGACATCCGGTATCCGCCTGAGCGTGTTCCTCTGGCCACCACACGATCGATGGACATCGCACCCGCCATACCATTCGGAAACGACTCATCCAGCGTGATGGGGCTTTCTGCCGCCAGATACGGATCACCCGGGACATCCAGAGTGATCCGCCTTTTTTCCCTCACGTTCTTTCGACTGTATCCCGCCAGTGCCTGCCGTGCCTGCTGCTCATTGATATACAGGGCAGGCAGACGTCGGTAGGGTGAGCGCCCTGACTTCACTTCATGCACCGTGCCAGTTGCATCATCCTGCCATCGGGCAATCATGCCGCCAGCGCTGTGTCGCTGAGGCATATCCAGCTCGCAGTTAATAAAACGCGGGGTGCCGGGACGATTATCCGGAGGAACCCGCAGCGTCACCGGCTCCATCTCTTTGCCACTGATCGTCGTCGTCCGCCCACGTAAGGCCAGCACATACAGACCATCCATCGGCTTTGCCACGGCATCGAACTCCTTGGCCAGGCGTGTCAGGAAAGCAGCATCCGTTTCATCGGTCTGATCGACATGCCCCAATGGGATGGCATCAAGTTCGGGATCAACACGCGGCGTCATGTCATGCGCCTGCACCACCTCCCGGAACAACTGCCCTAACGTCGGGGAATCCCAGCTGCGAGTGCGCCGCTCCTTAAAGCCTGTCTCATCTTTTCCGGTGAAAGGAGCCGACGTGGCGACGATGGTTAACCTGCGCGGAAACAGTCGTGGCGTGATACGGGTGATCGTAAAGTCCCCGATGCGTACCGCCCCTATCTCCTGATACCCCTCAAACCACGTCAGCCGCTGCCCCTCCTCTGGGAGTCCATCAACGCCTTCGACGTTAACCACCAGTGTCAGCTGGTCACTCTGATGACCGGAAGCATCGACACGATCAAATGACTCCAAGCGGGCATTGATCATCTTACTCCCCGGCCCCTCACAGTAATGCACCGGTGTGGTACCCAGTCTCAGCTCCATACCCCCTCCCTTTCCTTCGGCGCACTGGGTGGCGCCTCCGGCATCGTAATCACCACCCCGGCGGGCAGTATCAGGCCATAGTCATGCAGGTGTGGATTCAGCCTGTAGACTCTCTCCTCAATGGCATCATCATCCCGGCCAAGCAAGCGCCAGGTCAGCAGCCCTACCGTATCGCCATCTGCTGTCCGGACTCTCATCGGCGCTGACTCCCCAGTGATGGATTGGCAAACTCACACAGCGAGATCGTAATATCCTGCACCACACAGGTTCCGTTATGGATCATCTGCTCCCCCTTCACCTCAAACGTCCGCAGGACATACTGTCCATAGCTTGAGCCATCCCCACGAACCAGAGTGCGGGGCCTGGCCTCATCACGGATCTTTTTCAGGTTTTCGATCTGCATCTCGCCATCGGTTGAGTACCAACGGCCTGTGAATGTGACCGTATCCAGCTTACGCCCTGTCTGTTGCAAGAGAGGCAGCTCATTTAACAGCGGGACCTCCACCCAGCCGCCATCCAGGCTACGGGAAATACCGCTAAGCGGGTTGCCTCCGGACATAGAGAAGTTATAGTCACCCCAGCTAAACTGCTTATCTGGTTTGGCCATCGCTTGGTTTAAAAATAAACCGGCGCCCAGATTGGCCAGAAATGAGGTTGAAATGGCCATCAGTCACTCCCTAACCCAGCCAGGCTGGCATCCGTGCGGGTATGCAGCGATAGGCTGCTGGACATCAGCGATGGCAAAAGGGTAGACAATTGGGCCTTGATTTTTTCCACCAGCGCGTTGTCCTGTTCCGGATCACCACTGGCTCTGACGTCAAAGCGCAGATCAAACTTATTGGAGATATCTGTCTGATTGGTCTCCTGCTTGATGACCTCTTTAACGGGATCCGCACCGTTGGCCAGCGCAGTTTTATCCTTGGAAAACCACTGTCCGACCTTATCTCCGATAATATTACCGAGTTCCCCGCCGCCCCAGGAGCCAAGCACGCCGCCGATAGCAGCCCCAATAGCGGTGCCAATAACAGGAACCAGCGAACCAATAGCGGCTCCAGCTGCTGCTCCCGCCCAGCCACCAGCCACACCGCCAACGATATCACCGGCAGCCCCGCCAATGGCTGCAGTGTTACCCGTATTAGCAGCTCCATAAAGCTCACTGCCTGCTGAGATAAGACCGAGAGGCCGTATCACCTTCCCTGCCACCCGGCCTGCCGATTTACCGCCAGACACCAATAGCGAGGCTGCACCACCACCGACATCAGCCACATCCTGAACAGCCGCAGATGCTTGCGCCTGCTTTGGCAGCATCATCAATCCGGCACCTACGCCAAGCAGTCCCGCACCACGCCCCCATCGCCCAAGCCTACGACGACGATGAGAACCGGCATTCGCAATCCGCTCTTCAGCCTCACGTAGCCGACCGAGGCGCGATCGGCCACGCCCACGGCGCCCGCCGCGTCCCCCGACACCGGGTAGCCCACCGGCACCACTCATGCGATCCAGTTGCCTATTAACAGCAGCCAGCGCGCGCGCTGCAGCCGAACCTGAGCGGGTAGTGTGGTCAGTCTGCCCACCCAGCTTGGCCCTCATGATCCGGCCTGCCTGGAATAAATCACTGAAAATGGACTTCACGCCCTTAAAGACGATCATACCCGCCTTTAAGGCAACCAAACCGGCACCCGCTTTAACCAGCCAGCCGGCCGTTTCTCTGGCTGCCGATGAGGTCTCCATCAGCTTTGCGCCGGACGCGGCCAAATCAGACAGCGGCTGTACGACCCCATCCATCAACGGCAGGAATAAATCACCAATATTAATAACAAGCCGATCAAAATTGGCACCGGCACGATCCAGCATCGCCTGGCGTGTTTTGGCTTTATTCTGGTACTCCAGCTCCATAGAGCCGGCATACGCGACCTGATCACCGGCCAGTTTCATCGCCTTACGCAGCAACTCGGTATTGGCCGTCAGCTTGCTGACCGCGCCGACCACCTCCTCCCCAAACAATTGGCTGATGACCGCCGCCTGCTTATCCTTATCCTGCCTGCCGATTTTCCCCAGCACGCTGAACAGGGTACCGCCCGCATCACGCTGCATATCCTTGGCTAAGGCAATCGGATCAAAGCCCAGCATTGCCAGTGTTTCTTTCTGTGCTTTGGTGGTGGCAAATGACTTATTCAGGCGTCCGGTGATATTTTTCATCGCCGTGGCGGTCCTTTCCTCCCCCTCACCACCCGCGATCAATGATGCTGCCAAGGCCGCTGCCTGACGGTCAGTAAAACCGGCCTTCATGGTGGTGGCACCCTGGCGCAGCATTACCCGCGCGACTTCGGCAGGCTTGGCCGCCATTTCGTTGGAGATGGCATTGGAATAGTCAGCCAGGCGCATCGCCTGATCCTGATCCAATCCCATTGATGAGCGCCACTTGGCCAGCGTACTGCCCGCCTCTTCGGCGCTCATATCCATGGCAACGGACATCTTCGCCGCATCACCGGCAAAACGCAGGAGTTGCTTAACATCTGTGGTACCGTCAGCCCGCTTACCGATCCCTGCCTCACCCGCTGCAGCGACGATATTGGTCATCCCGACCTGATCGATACCCAACTTCCCGGCCAACCCCATCATCCCGGTCCGGGTAGCACTTTTCTCCTGCTCATTCCGGAAGTTAACCACCTTGGTTACCCCGGCAAAGGCACTTTCATAATCGACCGCTTTCTTGGCCGCATAAATCGCCGGTGCACTGGCCGCAGCCAGCCCCAAGAGGTCACCAGCCATATCCCGGCGCGTCTGCTTATTGGCCGCCATCCTGGCCTGTGCATCAGATATCGTGCTCAGGCGCTTCTGCTGGCGATCCATCGCTGCTGTGGCCAGCTCAGTATCACGCTTCAGACGCAGCTGCTCTGCTCCGAGGGCTTTTGTATTGAGTCCGGCCTGGCTCAAATCCCTGGCCAGTGAACCGAGACGGCGCCCCTGTCCCCCCAGAGCGTCGGTCAGCCTTTTAGCCTCGCCACCTGCGGTCTTCTGTACCCGCCCGGCGGATTTAATCTCCTTGCCTACGCGGCTATAAGCCTGCGTTAACTCAGCCACCTTTTTCGTTGTGGCGGCCAGCGCTTCCTGCTGGGCGGGTGTCGTCGGGCCGATAAAGCCCTTCATCCTCTCCAGCTGGCGTTCTGCTGCCTGCAGCTCTTTTTTATAGCCAGCCTGTTTTTCGGTCAGGGCCTTAATCGTATTCGCCGCGGTTACCGCTTCACTCCTGGCACCCGCCAGTGCGCTTTTGGTCCCCTCCATTTCCTTACGTAGTGAGCCAAAATCACTCGCACGCTTGCTGGTACTGCCCAGCGCCTTTATCTGACGGTTGGTCCTCTCTATCTCTTTACCCAGCCGATCAGCTGCCGTACCGGCAGAGGCAAATGCCGTACTCATCTGCTCCCGGGCAGACAGGGTTACCGAGAATTTTTTATCAGCCATGTTGCTTTACCCCGAGTCTGGCCAGCGCCAGCTCATAACGGCGCAGGGCGGCGGGAACCCGCCAGCCCATAATCTCCTGCGTTGATACTGAGTACACCAGCGGAACCACATCGATCAGCCGTTCGACGTCACTTGGGGAAAGTAGTCCGCTGTTTCTGTCAAAAAATCGGACAGTCTCTGTTGCAGTGCCAGCCAGTCAGGCATATGCAGTTTATCCACGGTCTCCGGCATCACGCCCGTACAGGTGGCAACCAGCTCGCGCTCCCGCTCAAAACCTGCCAGCTCCCGCACGGAGTCTGTCAGGCGGACAGTGGGTGGCATCATATGAAGATGTGTGATGGGCCCCTGCCGCATCGCATCGGTAACAGGTACCAGCAGGGGGAAGGTGTCTGGAGACTCTCCCCGGGCGTTTGCCGACAGCTGATCACTGGGTGTCATAACCAGCTCATGGATCAGCAGCGTAATGGAGGTGAGATCCGGATGAGCCAGCTCGCCACGCTGCGCATCGCTCAACTCGGTATGCAACATAAATACCGCAGCAGAAAAGCCATGCCTGTCTTGTTTCGCTTCATCCGGGTCATCCATGCAAAATCGCTTTCGCAAGGCGCGCATCTCACCGATGGTATGTGTGCTCACAGTAACAACAGCGATACCCTCAATGGGCCAGCGCAGGGTATGCTGATGGGTAAACGGCGTCGTCATGGGCAATCCTCAATAAAAAACCCCGCAATGCAGGGCCGGGGGTAAAACAGGAAAGGGTGGCGTTAAAACATGCCAACGTTGCTGCGATGATCGGCCAACAGGTCGCCGTCACCCAAATCGCAAATGGATGCCTTACGGCTGACATGCCACTCCTGGATGCCGTTTACCACCCGGCGTGATTCATCCAGGCTTAAATTCAGCGTATCCTCCGGCAGCTCACTCACGACACTGCTGGCGCGCTCACGGCTGGAAATACGCCCTGTCCAGAACTCCTGCACTGCTGTTGTGATCCCCTCCTCATCCTCCCATGACTCATTGACAATAACCGTAACCAGCTGACCCGCCCGACGTCCCGTCATCTTCAGGATATAGGAGGTAATCCCCTTGCCGACGATTTTGGCCGTCATCTTTTCAATGCCGGTACGGATATCTCCACCAATGAAGCTGCCACCGATATCACCCGCCTTTTCTTTCGGCGGCGTAGACTCCCACGACGTAACCTCACGCTGCAGCGGGATCCCGTCAACGATGATCCTCAGCATCATACGCACATTTTGACCAGCCATTATTGCAACACTCCATTCAGGAAAGATTCGACAATTCCCACATCCTCTCGCAGGTGATAAACCATGTGCTCGTTCGGGCTATACCCTGCATAGCCAATAACAATGTGCCACTCACCGTTGCGGTAGTTGTCCGGCGTATTGAGCGTGGGATGCAGATAAACCCTGGCACCGATCAGTTTGCCGGCTGCCGCCTCGCCATCCAGCCAGTTTTGCAGTGACGCCACTTTCGACTGCATAAACTCTTTGCTGAGGAGCTCAGCCATCCCCGGCTCTGTCGTAGCAATCAGCTTGCGGATAATGGCCAGCTCAAGGCGCACTAGGTTGATAAACCGGCCATCCAGCGTACGGTTCCCCAGCAGCGAGAAGCCGCCCCGGCTGGTTCGTCCAAAGTAGGCCACGCCGTATTTGTTCAATCGGTCACCGGCACTGGTTTTATCCAGCAGGTTATAATCAATGGTGCGCTGACACCCGTCGATATAGACATTCATCCGCCCCTTGCCGGGAGCCTCATGCACATCCACCCGCGCCACACAGCCGAGATAATGGGCAACGCCGGACATGTAGACATACCCTTTGGCCGCGTTTGACCACACTTTGACAAACGGATCGACCAGTACGGCATCACCATAACCCGTGCCCGCCGTTCCCAATGACTGGGACAGGGATATCACCGCGTCATCAGTTGTGCTGGTGCCCTCCAACGCCGCAGCGGCGAACAGGCGTTTACCCATTTTGGCCAATGCATCATGCACCGCCGGATGGTTGAAGCCGGCAGCAGCAATATCTGTCAGGGTTTCCGGAATATCTGCCGCCAACGCCTCAATCCCGGTACGGCGGCCAGTCAAGGGATCTACACCGCCAACAACATTGGCAATGGTCCCTGATGCCGCCAGTTCTTTCCCATGGATGACAACCGTGGCCTGCGCCGTCAGATCTTCCAGCCTGATGCCCCCGTCGCTCTTCAGCGTCAGGACATTGCTTTCCCCCGGAACGTAGCTCACCATCTCTGTCGTTTTGCCACCGATCTCCACGCTCCAGCTGACAGCTTGGGCACCAACCACGGCATCCAGAAGGGTTGGATTGGTCAAGATAACCGTCATCACCCCGCTATCAAGGACGGCGGCACTTATAATCACCCCCTCATAATCCCTGTCGGCAGGCAGTACCTGGTTATCCTCATCCACGATGACTGCATAAATAGAGCACTGCGCTGCATCCAGCATGGCATTGCACACACGCCATAAGGTACCCCGCTCCAGCCCTGCAATATCCAGCCTGGCCAGGGCGGCTTTGTTATTGACCCAGTAGGCCTTATTGCGCGGGATATCCGGATGGGCATCCGGGGCCGTTCCGACCAGACCAAATACTGCACGACCTAGCGGCCCCATCGGAGACGGAGCAGGCTCTCGGATAATGGAGGCCCCGTTATGCACGAAATTTTCAATAATGGGCATGGGTTACTTCCTCTTTGTAACAGGCCTGGCAATGAGATAGCCACTGAGAACCAACTGGGTGGCCTCACTCTCACTCATCTCAACAACAGTGCCCGCCTTCTGCCAATGGCCGGAGTTGGGATGCTCGAAGCCGAGCAGCACCAGATACGCTTTTTTTTCCATAAATGGCTCCTGGACTGGACAATAAAAAACCGCCAAAACGTGTTTACATTATCTGGTGCGCCGTCAAACCTCCTTTTTCAGTTCGGGGGAAGATGTCAAATGAGTCTCTTGCGGCTCAACAAACCCCATGCGTTTCGCATCAAATACTTTTTTTTGCAAACTAAAATCATCCTCAACATTAATTACATGGTAATTATCCAAATCCAATGGCACGGGAAAATCAATATAGCCATCTGGATTTTTCTTTGGAATATATATTGTTTTCATAACAAAACCACTCATTATGTGTAATTGACGCCATATATTAGCAGGATACGAGAACTTTCAGAGCTGACTTCCCATAATGTCGAAAGGAATGTCCGTGTTATAATTGACCAGTGCGTCCCATCCATTGAGCGAATGCTAATAGAGCTCGCCAAGCTTCTATTAACAATTTCAGTAATCAACCATATTGGCTTAATATCGATTGCAGCATGCCAACTGTTATCATCAGTAGAGAAAATAATAATTTCATCAAAATTTGATGGGCTTTGTGACAGCGGGATATTACCATTCCCAATATTACCGCTAAAAAGCAGCGTCTTGTGCCCCACTGCTGCCTTGTTAACTCTCTCGTTGACTTTTTTTAGCGCATAGGCCGTCGGCGCCCGTGTGGTACTGGTACTGCTGACGCTGTCTTCAAGCTGGACCTGTCCGGGTCGGGTGGTAGTTGCGGCACGGGTTGCATCTCGATAGGTTTTCTTCATCACGGAGGCCGTCGCCGCCTCCACGTTGCTGTCGTTATTGATACTGTCGCTGAGCACGACCTGTCCGGGACGGCCAATTGCGGCGCGACGGGTTGCCTCGTCATAGGTTCGCTTTAGCGCAGAGCATGTCGGCGCATTTCTGGTGCTGGTACTGCTGACGCTGTCTTCAAGCTGGACCTGTCCGGCCTGGCCGGTACTCGCGCGACGGGTTGCCTCGTCATAGGTTCGCTTTAGCGCAGAGCATGTCGGCACCCGTGCGGTACTGGTACTGCTGACGCTGTCTTCAAGCTGGACCTGTCCGGGTCGGGTGGTAGTTGCGGCACGGGTTGCCTCGTTATAGACATCCCTTAGCGCACCGCATGTCGGCACATTTGTGGTGCTGGTGCTGTTGATGTTATTTTCAATCTGGACCTGTCCGGGCTGGGTGGCAGTCGCGCGACGGGTTGCATGCTCATAGACACGCTTTAGCGCATTGGATGTAGGCGCATTTGCGAGGCTGGTGCTGTCTATGTTGTCTTGAAGCTGGACCTGTCCGGGAGTGCCGGTACTCGCGCGACGGGTTGCCTCGTCATAGACACGCTTTAGCGCAGAGCATGTCGGCGCATTTGTGGTGCTGGTGCTGTTGATGTTGTTTTCAAGCTGGACCTGTCCGGGCTGGGTGGTAGTCGCGCGACGGGTTGCAATCTGATAGGTGTACCTTACTGCATTGGCCGTCGCGAGCCTGTACATAAATTTGTGTAATTGCCTGATTTTGATATGTTCAATCCAACATCAAAAGCAGGTTACTTTATGAACGAAAAACAGTTGCAGGCTCTGGCTAACGAACTGGCCAAAAATCTCAAAACCCCTGACGATCTCAGTCAGTTCGATCGCCTGCTGAAGAAAATCAGCGTTGAGGCGGCTCTCAACGCCGAAATGTCCCACCATCTGGGCTACGATAAAAATCAGCCTAAACCGGGTGCCAACTCCCGCAATGGCTATTCCACAAAGACCGTTACCACCGGTGATGGCCCTCTGGAACTACGCACGCCGCGTGATCGTGATGGCTCTTTCGAACCGCAACTGGTGAAGAAAAACCAGACCCGGATCACCGGTATGGATAACCAGATTTTATCGTTGTACGCCAAAGGGATGACCACCCGCGAGATAGCGGCCGCGTTCAAAGAGCTGTATGACGCTGATGTCTCACCGGCGCTGGTCTCGAAGGTCACCGACGCCGTAATGGAGCAGGTTACCGAATGGCAGAATCGTCCACTGGATGCAGTCTATCCCATTGTTTACCTTGACTGTATCGTCCTGAAGGTCCGGCAGGACAGTCGCGTCATTAATAAATCCGTGTTCCTTGCCCTGGGTATCAACCTCGAAGGCCAGAAAGAACTGCTGGGTATGTGGCTGGCCGAAAACGAAGGCGCGAAGTTCTGGCTCAATGTGCTGACAGAGCTGAAGAATCGCGGCCTGAACGATATCCTCATCGCCTGTGTCGATGGTCTGAAAGGCTTCCCGGACGCGATCAATACGGTGTATCCGGAAGCCCGCATCCAGCTGTGCATCGTGCATATGGTGCGTAACAGCCTGCGGTTCGTCTCCTGGAAGGACTACAAAGCCGTCACCCGCGACCTGAAAGCCATTTATCAGGCCCCCACGGAAGACGCAGGGCAGCAGGCGCTGGAAGCGTTCGCCAGCGCATGGGACAACCGCTACCCGCAGATAAGCCGTAGCTGGCAGACAAACTGGGCTAACCTGGCGACGTTCTTCGCTTACCCGGCAGACATCCGCAAGGTGATCTACACAACGAATGCTATCGAGTCGCTGAACAGCGTGATCCGGCATGCCATCAAAAAGCGTAAGGTGTTCCCGACGGACGAAGCAGTGAAAAAGGTGGTGTGGTTAGCGATCCAGGCGGCATCACAGAAATGGACCATGCCGCTGAGGGACTGGCGTATGGCAATGAGCCGCTTTATTATCGAGTTCGGTGATCGTCTGGACGGTCACTTCTGAGAAAAGGCATTTACACAGAATCGTGTACAGGGTCCCGGCAAACACATCTGCACTTCATCCACGATCCTTTCTCTGGCCGTGTGCAATAATCGCTTACGCCCACCCACTCCCCATCTAGCCATTCGACTTGCGCACTGGCTGATATCCTTTGTTTCAGTCTTAATGACAAGATCGAGCTTATTCAACCGAGTCATGGCGTCAAACCCTTTCCTGACAAAAGACTGAAAGGTTTGATACACACGGATCTCAAACTCAGCGCTCAGCCATGCCGCGTAGCGTATGGCAACAATCTCCTCTGCCCATACACCTTGATTAAACCCGCCATTAATTACAATAACTGGCTGATTTTGTTCCAGAATGCATTTCTGCATTCTGGTCAAGGTTTCAACAAATGCTTTTACCTTCTTAGTTCGAAGGAACTGGCTCGGGCCCTGATTTTCTTTGGCTTGTCCACAAGCTACCGCAGACATGTGGAGATCGTTCAGGCTATAACGCCCCGCTTCATCAACGCGAACGGACACACCGTTTACCAACACGGTTGGATATTTCATTGAGCGTACTCCTATAGAAATGAGCCTTGTTGCCCAGAAACGCCGCCCGCAGAGAGGTCGCCACCTATAACGACGGTTCTCCAAGGCTCATTTCTGTAAGGCTCTGCGATTTACATGCGCCGGGCATGGCGCAGATATAAAAAAACCACCAACGCGGTAAGCGTCAGTGGCTTATTGATACAGCCTCAAATTAATTGCCAGCACCGAGGTACCCACCCACAGAAGTTTCCCCTCGTTTTGGGGTGAGCTGGTCAACATTTGCGCTACCCAGTTTTGGGGAGCTCAAACGTTCAACGATGATGCTGCAGATGCGTTCATACCGGCTTTACCTTTTAGTGATGAGTCTTGTTCGCACAGGAAGACGGCCCCAAGAACGCTCCGACAGCCAGCCGGTTCCTCAAGGCTCATCCTGAAAGGTTCTTGGTGATATGCGTTATGATACGCAGATACGACAAAGCCCCGGCATAGACCGGGGCCTATCATTCTCAGATCGGGCTTACGCCAGCCCTCTCATGAGAGCCTGGCGAGCACTCGCATCCCCTCGACAAATACATCTGACCGTATCACCCGTTAACGTGGTGATATACGCCTCATCACTCTTTGCGATAGAAATGCTCGGTGTGTTACCGCGCCGAAAATACTCAATACTGGCAGCCTGTTTCGGGTCTTTCGGATGAAACTCAACCCGGTACATGCTTCCCAAAACGTGCACCTCTTCAACACATCGACCGTCGTTTGTTACCGTGATTTTCTTTAGTGCGTACATATAGATCTCCTTTCGTCAGTAATAAAAAAGTCGCCTAAGCGACCTGTTAATTCTGGCTTCACATCAAAGACGATCAGGACAGCGCCACCCGCTCCCGTACCCAGCCATACAGAAATGACTCGTTCTGCACCCGCTGCTCGGCCAGCGCCAGATAACGATCGCCCTGACTGCAGTTCAGCGCCCGCAGCAGCACCTGCTCCCCCTCTGCACCCCGGGCATCCAGATAGGCACGCAGCGCAGAGAGCGTACGTGGCCCAATCACCCCGTCGGCGCTGATATCCGGGTACAGACGTCCGCCATCGTTAAAGGCAGTCAGCCAGCGCTGCAGCCACTTGCCGGGAACCGATGGCCCCATATTCACCCCGGTATCCAGCAGCTCGGCGGCCACCAGCTCGGAATAGTCTGCCACCAGGTCAAAGCGGGGCCCTGACCAATAGTCGCTCTCATAGATTTCCAGCGCCTGCGCCCGCGTCAGGTTGCGCATATCGCCGGTGTAGCCGTGAGCACGGGCCACCTTCTCGGTGATCCCCCAGTTGGTTGGCCCGCCCTTGTCGTTGGGGTGATCGACGTATCCTCCTTCACGCCCCAGCAGGGCATCGAAGATTTGATCCTTGGTGAGTGCCATAATTACCGCTCCTTGTCTGTCGGCATCCCCAGCTTGCGCTGCAGGATATACATCGCAAAACGCTGGATCTGCTGCACGCCGATAAAACCTATCGCACCGCCGATGGCCGGGGTCAGCGACTTCGGCAGGCTGAAATAGTCCAGCGTCGCCACCACGGTCAGCGTCAGCGCGCCGCACAGCACCCCCTCTAACGCCGTTTGCTTCCACCCACCTCCCTGATACGTCACCCGGACAGCCGCCGTCATAGCCGCCAGCAGAACACCGCCTACCGGTGTGTCGCCCTGCCACCAGCTCTGTAACAGCTCTTTCCAGTCCAGCCAGGTTTCCGGGTTATGGTGCATAGTCGCCATCTCGTTATCCCCTCTATGGGGTTCAGATATAAAAAAACCCGGCGTTTGCCAGGGTTCACGATTAAGGGTAACTGACTAATTTTGATATGTATCTTCCCTGAAAAAATCCTGTCCACGTTCAAATAAAAACAGCGAAATAGCCAACAGACCAACATCATGATTTTTATCTACAATATCAACCAGTTGTTTCTCTATCGTATTTATTGCATGCCGCTTATCTTCTGGAAGAGAACGAACCATTGACAAAATATAAATATATAAATTATAACTTTCATCATTGTTTTTTATCATACATCTCCGTCAGGGGATGGTTAGGCATATCACTAATATCGTTCGATTTGAAATAGATTCAATACCATAATATTATGATGCGAACTATATTCATACTGCATATGTAATCAAAATGAGCCCAGAACTCGACAACAAGCACATAACTGCCTGAGCACTCCAACATCCACCAGTCCCCTCAAGGAAGCAGATTTCGATGATTAAGCGGTGTGACGTAGCAACCACTCTTAACACACTACACAACAAAATGCGGACCGCGTTAGTGATTTTTTTGTGCTTATCCGGTACGTTCTACATATTGGGAAAAGAAGATTCTATCAATGATTAAGGCCATCACTAAACGCGCCATTTCTGCAGGCCATATAAAAGTATCTGACCACCTTCGCTTCAGCCTGAAAGCTGATGCAGTCAACTGCTTCGGCCGTGAAATAAAATCGCTGCAATGTGGGGGAACATTTACCGGACGACATGATTTCTGGGTATGGTTTCCCGATACGGATAACCAAGAGTGGTCAAATGAAATCAGCAAATGCGGCACAAAAATATACGAACGTAAAAAAGGTGATGCAGCGGAAGCTAAAGCCTATCTGAAAAAACAAATTTCAGACAATAAAAAGCATCATGTGTTTTTAAGAAGTAAAGTAGGAAACTCAACATACTATACCTATCGAGGCACCTTCCAATTATCAATAGAATGCTCTCTCGCTGAAAAGCGCGCTGTATGGACTCGCTATGATACTCAGGCAGAAACGTATGCCGTATAACTGATAACCACAAGCCAGCCCCCCAGCCCAACGGGGGGGAGTTTTAAATATTTTATACTATCCCATCCATTTCTAAGCAAACATCCAGCATAGACAAACACCCATCAATAAACCCCTCAGCCATCTGTATTTCGATGCGAATCAGCTTTTCATCTTTTTTACGCACCTTGGCAATCTTCCGTTTTGAAATGCCATAAAGGTAATGTGCCACCAGCAAAGAATGCTCATATGGCTTTCGTTTCTTTAACTGGGCCAGACATCCCTCAATGATAAGGCCATCATCATCCGTACATGACAGCCTCATTTTCCCCGATTGAGGTAACAGCCCTTTGAATCCGGCAGCAATGTGAGAATAGTCTACCCCGGCGTGATCAGAAGCAGCCCACCCACCCCAACGCTCCAATACTTTCGACATATCACGCATCCACACCCTCCACACATTACGCCTTCACTATGGCACCTATCCCCAACGCCCGATTCAGGAATTGCACCAACAACACCAACTGGCTGCCGTTCCTCTGCTCCCAGCCACCCACATCACGATGTAGTTCGTCATGGCACCGCCGGCACAGCGGTATCACGAACAAATCATGCGTTTTAGTTCCTATGCCACCCAATCCCAATCCCGAATTGATGATGTGATGTGGGTCATCGGCAGGGTTTCCGCACCCGCAGCACGGCTGTGTCTTCACCCAGCGCGTGTATTTACCACTCTCCCAGCGCAGAAGCTTGGGCCGCAGCATAAACCCCGCCGCCGGTGCCTCATCTGCCGCCAGCGTGATCACCGGCTGTGGGATAACGGCCGCCCCCCTGCTTGATTTAAGGCTCACAGGACTCCCCCACGCAGCTCTCATAGTCCATACGCGGATCACCGCTGACACGCTGAGCACAACGCACATGGCGCGATAGTTCGTTACGGCGCACCACAACCCTGCTTATCTGCGCCGCATCGGCAAATTCCGCCGCCCTGGTCAGCTCAGTAAGCGCCCGGCGATACAGCCCGCGGGAGACCAACGCTTCTGCCCGCCGGCAATGTGCATCGGCCATAGCCGAATTCTCTCTGCTCATACCGCCCCCTCCCCTGAACTCCCCCGCAGTTTCTGGCGGATAGCTGCCAACGCAGCGACCCCGACCGATTGGTAATGCTCCGCGTTCCCTGCCAGCTCCGCCGCCGTCTTGGGCCTGCGGCAATCGGCAATTCGGGCCACCGGCTGTGGGATCACTTTTCCGGCCGCCATCTCCTTGGCCCACTGCTTCATCTGCGCCTTGATCGCCCGCAGCACCTCGGCCTCGGTGTAGTTGTACCGGTACATCAGCTGGCGTACATCCAGCACCACCCAGTACATCACCGGGTGTGCCCAGTCGAACGCCTCCGGCGTGGCAACTCGGTGTTTATCGCGGGCATAGCGGTGGAACTCAGCCAGCACCTCATCGTCAGAGGGCAATCCACCCGCACCCCGCGCACCCTCACGGCACCACGCCATGAAGCGCCCGCAGGAGGGCCAGAAATCTCCACCGTGTTGGCGGGCCATGCTGACACCGGCCTTGACCTGCTCCAGCGTCGTAATCCCCCCTTCGGCGAATGCTGTAATCCACTGGCGCTTCATCGCCGCCACCTCATCCGGCGCGCCAAACACCGTATTGCGCGCCGCCGGGAACAGCAGCAGCAGATTTTCAAACAGCACATCCACCAGCTTTTCAGCGTTGCCGTTCACCACCCGCGCCTGCAGGGGCTGACCAGCCATGCGGGACAGTGCGGCTGCATCCCGGCGCTGTACGGCAGAAACCAGATTTTTCATAGCACGTCCTCCCATCCCTGCGCCGTGTTCCACTCCGCCCCCAGCAGGGTTTTCAGTGAGCGATCCTGAACACCCGCTTCCGGTGCCCCCAGACGGATCACCAGCTCATCCCATTTCTCACGCAACTTCGCCGGGCTCAGGACATTGCGGCACCAGAACGGATCACGGTTTACCCGGCCAAACAGCTCGCAAATCTGCCGGTGAGTGCGCCCATCCAGCTCGCACATCAGGCGCACCTCGTTAGCCCAGGCTATCCAGTTGGGTGCCTTGGGCCTGACCATCTCCCCATCGTATTCAGCGGCTTGTTCGTGCAGTCGAAGGATGCGCCCCCATATCCATTCGGCGCAGGTCAGATCCTCCTGCCCGCCCCACAGGCGCTTTTTGGCACTGAACACCACCGCATCCGGATGACGGGCCAAAAATTCATGATCGCGGTCAGACTCGTCCGGTTGCGCAGCGTCCGGACAAGAAGATCTTTTTACTGACGGATCTGTTTTAACTGACGGATCGGGGTCAACCATTGACCCCTTAACGGGGGTGTTTTTACCAATGGTTGACCCCTCAACGATTGGGGGGTCAATATTTGGGGGGTCAACCGTTAACCCCTCAACCGTTGGGGGGTCAATATTTGAGGGGTCAATCATTGGGGGGGTAACGCGCCCACCCCGCTTTTTGGACTTGTTGGCCATGCGGGCCGCCGCTGCCGCCTCCTCCAGCTTATCGACATTGATCTGGTAAACATTGCTCAGATCACGCCCACCAGACTTACGGGCAGTCTTAGTCAGCCAGCCATCACGCGCCAGCTCATCTATCGCCGCCGAAACGGTGGTCTTGCTCCTGGCACCTATCTGACGCTGGATAGTCTCCACCGCCGGCCACGACAGCCCCTCATCGTTGCTGTAATCCGCCAGCCGTGCCATCACAGCCACGCGGGAAAGGATCAGACCAGCATGGGCACACCCTTCCCATACCAGACCATGCAATTTGCTACTCATGGCATACCTCCTTGTTGCTGTTCAGCGAACGATCGACAAGCGCTGAGGCGAAAAGACCATCGTTGATGTAGTCATGCAGGCTATGAGCCAAGGGAGACTGGGAAGCCACCAGCATGGGGCGCAGGTGAGCCATCCACACCCGGTGGATCTCTGTCATGTAGAGATATACAGCGTGCGCATTGTGTGCGGGGCCCGGTAGCGCTGGTGCGCCGTTTAGGGCCCTTTCCATCTGGCTAAAGGCGGTGATGTAGGCTTCTTTGAACCGGGCCGCCCGCTTGCCGGTAAAGCCCATCGCCAGGAACGCGAAACCATCGCGGGTGATTTGGTAGTAGGGTTGAGGTTTGCCGTTCTGTAACGCACTGTTTTTACGGCAAACCGCAAAATTGCGGGCATGAAAACCGGGGGAACATTCGAGAGTGCGGATCTTCTTTAGAACGTCATCGTGACGCTTAAGGAAATAGTCAGCAATAGCGACAGAAGAAGTAACAACCTGGCCGTTGATAACGGTGATTTCAGGGTGATCGGGGACGGGGATCGTAGCCATGATGGCAGCCTCTGTGGTCAGTTTTTTCAACTCACCACTAGAGGTGCAAATCTCATGGGTGGTGAGACGTGCAGGGTTTGCACTACCGGTGACCACAGAAACCGGCCAGTCCGAAGACTGCCCTGCACGCCCCACCATAAACTGGATGTAGCCGTGCATCGCACACAAAAAAACCGCTAAAGCGCGGTCGTGCGCTGTGATCAATTCCGGGGTGCAAATCCCGGCAACGGATTTTGCCGTTGCCTTTCTAGCATACCCCCCTGAGCTCAGACAATCAACTGATGACATCGTTGACATCACCAAAAGGGTGATGTTATGGTTGACATCAGTACAGGAGGTAACACCGTGCCAGCTCAACTGATCTACAAAAAGCGCGAAGTGCTGAAAGGCGAAAATGAATTTGCCGACATCGTGGTCTGGGCTGTAGCCCCCTCTGTTCTGGGGAGCTATCACGGCTACAAATACCGACTGGCTTATGTCGTTAACGGCGTCTGCGTAATGCGCTACGACAACGAGGCCGGCAAAGGCGATCACAAACATATCGGCGGCAGCGAGCTCCCCGTCACGTTCTCTGATTTGACCGACCTGATTGAACAGTTTTACGCCGATATACAGGCTCTGAGGAGTTAACATCATGAATACATTGGTTGTCAGAGTTATGACAGCAAAACAGTCACAGGAAGACACCAAGAGATCATTTGCCGCGGCAATGTCTGGCGAGCCGGTAGAAACACCGTTCTCCATCTCATTCCCCGACGTTGAATCACTGGCAAAAGTGATGCTGGCCCCAGGACGCCTGAACATTGTCAACGAGATGACCAACGCCGGATCAATGTCAATCCGTGAGCTGGCCAGGCGGTTGGGGCGCGATTTCAGGGCGGTGCACCGCGACGTGGACATGCTGCTAAAAGCGGGTGTCATCGACCACGATACTGATGGAAAAATCGTTTTCCCGTTCAGCGCCGTGCATTTCGATTTTACGCTTGAGCATGAAGCGGCCTGACCCACCATGGCGCATGGTAATGAGTTGCTCCTGACTGATGCAGCACCGGTTGGGCTGGATTGGGCGATTAACCGTTGCTCAATCCTCATGCGCACCTCCTGAAATAGGCGTTGAACACAACCAAGGCCGCGTTAATCCGCCAGCCACAGCCCGGTTCAGTTCGCAGATAGGTAACCTGTTGCCTCTCTGCGCACGTCGCAACCACACGCACGGTATGCCCATACACGTCTTGGTACAGATGGCCGACTCGCGGATACTTAGCCATGATCCCCCCCTCCCGTAAAACGCCCCCCAGGCGATACCCACCGCCTCGCGGCTGACTACTAATCCCCGGCGCACTTGGTTGTTGCCAGGTGTCCCCTGCCCCGCTACGATTTGCTCATAGCTCAGACGGCCACCGGCGATCCGGCACCGAAATTGCGCCCGGGGGCGGTTTGGGCTTAGAATGTCCATGCGTCTTAATCTCCACACGAGTTATGCGCAGGCGCACTGGGACGGCATTCCCGGTGCGCCACCCTTTCTTGGGCACAAAAGATTCGGAATACGAGTGTCGAATGCTCCTGTAGCTTCGTTATCGTCAGATACAACTCATCAGTAATCGCCTCTCGCTCCAATGGATCGATGACCCCATCCTCAATGGATTTTTTAATCTTTCGCGAGTAACAAGCTATCTGCTCAAAAGCTTCAATGAGCCTCTGATTAATGTCCGCGTTATCGACCTCTTCTAGCTCCGCCATCGGTACGAATACGCCACCTGAAGCCTTTGCCACTGCATCAGCGATGTGATGGTTTCCACTAGCGCGTTGCAGCACCAATGCCCATCCAAGAGGAAATATCTGATCTCCATTGGTACGCAGGCGGTTAAACAATGCGTTATCTGTTACCCCCAACCACTCAGCTGCCTCGTTATACCCGTCAGGCAACCCGGCGATCGTCTTTTTGATTGCTGCTACCAACCAGGCAGGCTGGCGTTCTACCTTCCACAACGGTTCGTTACCCACGGTTTACCTCCTACGCCTGTGGTTACTTGGATAGAGATCAGACGCTAGACTGCGAGCAATTCAGGCCAGATGCTGGCCCACTTCTCAGGATGAAGGTGCTGGCGGGTTACTACTCCCCCGCTTTCTTTTTCGATTAGTACTGACAGTTCAGCCCCCAACGTCTGATTAGTGCTGATTGCCTTCCGGAGATACCCGATTGAGGTTCCACAGCGGCTAACAAAGCTGGCTTGGTCAATCTGAGATAGTCCGTTCAAATAAATACGAAGCTCATTCATGTCTATCTCCCGTTACGATGAAATCAGCTTACCCATAGGTAAATAACCAGTCAATACCCGCAGGTTATTTACCTCTTGGTATTTGGAGGTAAACTTTAAAAATGGATAAATACGAGATAAGAAGGCTTCAGCTGATCAAGCTGAGGGACGAAATGTGTGGAGGGAAAGCTGTTGATTTAGCAAGAAAAATCAGCAGGGAGCCGTCATACATTTCAAGAATGCTTTATCCTGAAGGGAAAAAGCAGAAGAAGCGAATAGCTGATGATATGGTCGAGGTGATCGAGTCTGCTTTTGGCCTTCCCCGCGGCTGGATGGATAGAATTAATGATGGTTATCATGATGAAAAATCCATCTCATCAATAAATAAATACCCTCTATTCACTACTGTTCAGGCAGGGGCATTCACCTCTACCCCTGAGTCATACGCGGAGAAAGATGCCAAGGCCTGGATAGAGACGTCCAAAAAGGCTGGTTCTCGTTCGTTCTGGCTTGAGGTTGACGGCGCATCGATGACGGCGCCGGCGGGAAACCGCCCCAGCTTTCCCGAAGGGATGCTGATCTTGGTCGACCCTGATCAGGATGTTGAAGTGAACGACTTCTGCATTGCACGCGTGAACGGCAACGAATTCACTTTTAAGAAACTGATCCGCGATAGCGGGATCAATTACTTACAGCCGCTCAACCCACAGTTTCCCCTCCTAACGTGTAGTGATGGCTGCACGTTCGTGGGGAAAGTGATCATGTCGCAGTGGCCGGAAGAGATGTTTGGCTGAGTCGCTAGAAGTTATGGGTTACGCCTAGCTCGTAATGGTATCAGACTGGTGTAACGCCATGTATGTATGGACATGGCTCATGCATCAATCTGCCACCATTTTTAGATATTACAGTCATGGAAAGTAGATTTTGCAAAATAATTATCTTCCTGTAACGGCCTATACAAGACGAATGAATGGTGGAATAACCAACCCCTTTCTTTGTACTTGCCAAGATGGTCTTGCATACGTAGTGAAAGGAAGACCAAAGTTACGGCAGTACGAACTTGTCGCAGAATTCATCTCCGCTCACCTTGCGCAGCAGATAGGACTATCTTGTCCCGATTTTTGCATCGTCGACGTTGGCGAGGAACTCATTGAATTTATGCCAGACCTAAGCCACGAACTCTTTCCTGGCCCCGCCTTTGCCACTCGATTTGTTGAAAACGCTTCAATAATTAACATCCAGCAGGCACGTAACTCCTTAACGATTCAAGAAAAAAAGAAGATTTTCTTCTTTGACCGATGGATCAACAACTCAGATAGGACGCTTACCGACTTCGGAGGGAATGTAAATATTATTTTTGATGCGGTTAATGATAGGTATTACCTGATTGATCATAACCTAGCATTCGCACACGATATAACTGACGATGGATATGATGTACATGTATACTCACCTAGAGGCGGGAACTGGGTGTATGACATACTTGACGAGCCAGAGCTTGTAGAGCTTGCAACTAAGGCTATCGGTACATTGGAGTTGGCTTTTGCTCAACTTCCTGACGAGTGGTTTTCATCAGATGATGAGCGCAAACGTATGTTAAGCGACATCACGACCCGCCTAAACAGAGTTGGAAGTAAAGAATTTTGGAGTAGCATCGTATGACCACGCCATGCCTATACAGCATAATTAGATATGCGCCGTATGCAGAAACCGAAGAGTTTGCAAACATCGGTGTGGTTCTTTGTGCTCCAAAATTGGGGCAATTTCACTATCTCCTCACCAAAGGCAACAACGCGAGAGTAAAAAACTTTTTTCAAGACGAGATCATCTTCCCGCGAGCCAAAGAGGCGATTGACATAGAGTTGAAATTTGCCCAGGAACAGAGTTGTAGATTTCAAAAACCAGAAAAATTAGCTAATTTTTTCAATTACTTAATTGAAAGAAAAGAATCAATTATTCACTTTAGCCCAGCCAGAGTGGTTATGGCGGAGCATCCGCAGGAAGTGATATTGGAACTTTATAACAAATTTGTTAATCGTTCTGAAGTCACAAAAGAATCACGTGAAACCATTCTAACAAGAGAGCTAAAACACCGATTCTTACATTATAACGATCTTAAAAATGTATTTAAAAAAGAAATGCTTGGTGGTGAGCTGACGAGGTTTTCTATCCCGCTTGTTGCTCGGCAGAATGATAAGATTTTATGCGCCATCAAACCATTGGCATTTACTCAAGACAAACCAGAAAGGATGATGGAACATTGCGACTCATGGACAGCCAAGATTTTGAGGGCTGCTAGTGAGAGAATCCTATCGTTATCGAATGTGCTGTTCACCATTGATCCCCCACCCCAGCCAACAGCTCTGGAGGTAAAGGCGATGCGTGAGATCCGTAAAACATTTGATGAGAAAGGAATTAATCACATTGAGCATAGCGATGAATCATCAATAATCACTTTTGCCAGACAAGCAATTTAGTCCGACTACCTTAGTCAACTTGATTTTCTCACCTCTGAACCGGCCTCGTGCCGGTTTTTTGTGACCAAAATCCCATCGCCCTACCGCCAACACCCTCCCGCAAAAAATAAAAACCATTGAATATCAAATGAGTGTGAAATCCCATCAAAAAATTACCTTTTGGTATTGCTAATTACAATTACCCATGGGTATATTTATATCGCTGAGACGGAACACTGCAACTTGATGGCCACTTCGACTCACAGCCTGATATCAGCAGATGTGACGAGTGCGAGGGGTTAAACACATGTGAAAACATGGGGGTGATCAGGCTGTTTCCGCATAGGCATTTGTGAGTACCTATAAGCGCCCTACCGGACGCTCCGCTCTTTAACAATCAAAACAATGCACTCGGCGTTGCGCGAAGAGATTCGCATAACTCAGTTCCCAGGCATCCCCAAGCATCACGGTGCCATGGCATCCCTGGCCAGCAGCGGACAATGTCGAGTGCAATTAACTGTCACTAGGGACAACTCAATGTCAGCTAAGAGCGAAAAGCGGAAGTTTAGGCCCTATTATGAAAAAAGTGACGCTTTAGCAAAGCCTCGCAAAAGACTTAACTCACTAAAACAATCGACCACCCGGCGGCCGTCTCGTTTTTGTCGAATGCAAAGCCCCTGGCGAACCACCCCACGCATAGACCAGCAGCGCGAGCACGGACGGCTGCGCACGCTGAGCTTTGCCGTAGTGGTGCTGGATAGCAAAAATCTGGAGGAAATATTGTGAGTTGCGAAGAAAAGAACAAGCAATTTGCAACATCGTCAATAATCTAAATGATGTTAAATCAACCAATTAGGGATAGAATAGATAAAAGTTACGTAATCGAGGAGAATTTCAAAATGTCGATAAATGCTATGAGTAATCATGACTTTTATACCTTGTTAAATCAAGTCGTACGTCCGGCGGCACCCGTATCTACTTTTGAACTTCTCTTCGGTAGAGAAAAACAACTTGGCGCAATCGAGTCGGTTTTATATTCTGATGGTCGAAGCGTATTTATTTATGGGGATCGCGGCGTTGGCAAAACATCTTTAGCACATACAATTGCGTATAAGCTACAAGAAGAAAACGAACCTATTTTTGTAGGTTGCGAACCATCTTCAACTTTAGCATCAATAATTAATGATATTGTAGTAAAAACAAAGCCATGCAAAAACTATAAAAATGAGAGATCCATATCCGCCGGAATAAATCTACTTGGATTCAAACTAGATACAACCGTAAAAAAAACAGATGAAAGATCCCAATTAAATATCAATTCAATATCTTCAGCAGTCCTAGCCTTGGAAGACCTGACAAAAATACACTCTCAAAAACCTTTCATTGTGATTGATGAGTTTGACCAGATAGAATCACAACATGAAAAGCAAAATTTCGGACGACTAGTAAAAGCATTAGGTGATCAGAACATCAATGTGAAATTAATATTTACTGGAATTAGTGATTCATTACACTCCCTGATTGGCGGGCACCTTTCCAGTGAAAGACAAATTCATCAAACTCATTTAGAAGCATTACCTTGGAATGGAAGATTTAAAATAATAGATAATGCTTTCGGTGCTTTTGAATTGAAAGTAGATGATAACATAAGACATAAAATAGCGGGATTGAGTGATGGGTTCCCCCATTACGTACATTTATTATGTGAAAAAATTCTAACCTGTGCTCATGCAAAAAGTGAAAATATTGAAATAATTGATCACGACATTTTTTGGGAAGGTTTAAATGATGCTGTTGATTCAATATCTGAGACATTAAAGCATGACTATGTTCTTGCTACACTAGGGAGGCAAGAATACTTTCACCATTTGCTATGGGCTATGGCTGATGCTGAGGACTTACAGCGCGAGAAAAAGACAATAAAGCATTCATATAGTGAAATATGCAACCAAAAGCAATTAAATGCACTTTCTGAAAGCCAATTTGACAGGCAATTTAATAAACTAAAATCCCCCGAATTTGGAGAAGTGATAGTAAATGCTTTCGAGGGACGGAAGGGTTGGTTTAAATTCAAAGAAAACATGATTAGAGGGTATGTTCGCATGCTCGCTGAAAATAATGGTGTATCTCTTGACTTCCAAAGACGCTTCACCGCTAGGGAGCCAACTGCCCGACACGTTGGGGTAAAGACTTCAACATACAAGCCATTAACTACTGTTGAAGAAAGGGCATATAGAATACAAAGAACAAAAAAGAAAAATTAAACAACATTTCCGTATTTAGTGAATAACTGATTAGCTGTTAAATACCTCTAATCAGTAAAGCCTAGTACAAGACTGAATAGCTGCACTTACTTGACCATCTCCCCATAAATAAACAAAAGCTGATGATAGCAATGTCCGCTTCTGGCACAAAGCCGACTGTCAGACCCTGTACACGATTCTGTGTAAATGCCTTTTCTCAGAAGTGACCGTCCAGACGATCACCGAACTCGATAATAAAGCGGCTCATTGCCATACGCCAGTCCCTCAGCGGCATGGTCCATTTCTGTGATGCCGCCTGGATCGCTAACCACACCACCTTTTTCACTGCTTCGTCCGTCGGGAACACCTTACGCTTTTTGATGGCATGCCGGATCACGCTGTTCAGCGACTCGATAGCATTCGTTGTGTAGATCACCTTGCGGATGTCTGCCGGGTAAGCGAAGAACGTCGCCAGGTTAGCCCAGTTTGTCTGCCAGCTACGGCTTATCTGCGGGTAGCGGTTGTCCCATGCGCTGGCGAACGCTTCCAGCGCATGCTGCCCTGCGTCTTCCGTGGGGGCCTGATAAATGGCTTTCAGGTCGCGGGTGACGGCTTTGTAGTCCTTCCAGGAGACGAACCGCAGGCTGTTACGCACCATATGCACGATGCACAGCTGGATGCGGGCTTCCGGATACACCGTATTGATCGCGTCCGGGAAGCCTTTCAGACCATCGACACAGGCGATGAGGATATCGTTCAGGCCGCGATTCTTCAGCTCTGTCAGCACATTGAGCCAGAACTTCGCGCCTTCGTTTTCGGCCAGCCACATACCCAGCAGTTCTTTCTGGCCTTCGAGGTTGATACCCAGGGCAAGGAACACGGATTTATTAATGACGCGACTGTCCTGCCGGACCTTCAGGACGATACAGTCAAGGTAAACAATGGGATAGACTGCATCCAGTGGACGATTTTGCCATTCGGTAACCTGCTCCATTACGGCGTCGGTGACCTTCGAGACCAGCGCCGGTGAGACATCAGCGTCATACAGCTCTTTGAACGCGGCCGCTATCTCGCGGGTGGTCATCCCTTTGGCGTACAACGATAAAATCTGGTTATCCATACCGGTGATCCGGGTCTGGTTTTTCTTCACCAGTTGCGGTTCGAAAGAGCCATCACGATCACGCGGCGTGCGTAGTTCCAGAGGGCCATCACCGGTGGTAACGGTCTTTGTGGAATAGCCATTGCGGGAGTTGGCACCCGGTTTAGGCTGATTTTTATCGTAGCCCAGATGGTGGGACATTTCGGCGTTGAGAGCCGCCTCAACGCTGATTTTCTTCAGCAGGCGATCGAACTGACTGAGATCGTCAGGGGTTTTGAGATTTTTGGCCAGTTCGTTAGCCAGAGCCTGCAACTGTTTTTCGTTCATAAAGTAACCTGCTTTTGATGTTGGATTGAACATATCAAAATCAGGCAATTACACAAATTTATGTACAGGCTCGACTGTCAGTATAATTACGCCATGCAATCAACTATTCAGAATAGCATATAATGAGCAACACTATGATTCTAAATGGAAATAATCATACCCACCTGCAGTCTGTACTGTCATTACGGGCGTCATGGCAGTGAGTCACAGACCGCAGCAGGAAGTGCAACTTCGCCAGTACCAGTTTTTGTTGATGGTGAGCGTTTAGGGCGACGGCTATGGCTTTCCAAACCAGCAATGCCCTGAGCCAGATATCTGCGCCACCATTTACGCAATGTGGGCCGAGAAATGCCACAGCGACGGCATACGAATCCCGCATCACCAGACGTTTCATAGAGTTTTACCCACTGCAGTCTCTGCTGAATTTCTCTGTTCATAGTGAGGTATTATAGTGAAACGATGTCTATGAATCACACACATGAGACAATGGTTAAAGCTCTACAAATAGAAATTAATAAGTTACAAAAAATCGGCGTTGAGGCCGTTCTCAACGCCGAGATGCCCCACCATTTGAGCTACGATAAAAATTAGTCTGACACATAAATCATTTTTATCGAACCAAACAATTCAATATTGATTTGTTTGTGCTATAAACATATATCATGCAGCAACACTCTCAGTGCAATATAAACCACTTATAGAATAAATCCCATATTCTTCTGAGATGCTGCGCGTTGGAGATGGAAACCCAACCTCATTACCACCTTTATTAAAATCAAAAACGCCTAATACGTTTCCATGTTGGTTTTTTGCATTTACTACCCTTGCATAAATGTTTCCATCTTCTGCTGTTATTTCTATTTTCACTGCCTTTGTTTTTTCTTTGTCAAAAAACTCTGCCCAAAAAGATAATATTTCTAATTGCTTTCCTTTTACCGGCCTCTCAAAACCCCATAAATGGGTTACTAGATCAGGTTTACCTGTTAAGAAACCACCTATATTGATTCTTAATTTAGTTGGGTCTAGATTAAGAACACTAACAGTTCCATTGTTTTCATATAAGCTTCTTTTTCCAGTGCTAATAACACTATTTGTTCTAATTAGAAACATATTTCTACCTGATACAGCGGATATAAATGATATACCATATCCGTTATCAGTCTCTGAATATGCGACATTAGATTTTGTGCCAAAATTATTAAAGTCATATGTTTGTAACTCATCTATTGAAGCTTTAGCATGCTTCGCATCAATTACTTTGACCAGTAAACCATCATTGCTTTCTGTTAATAAAACCTGCACAGCTTTAATTGTGTCACCCTGATATATTTTTGCCCAAAACAAAATGCTAGACTCACTCCTTTTAACATCCCAAATAATAGATGGGGTTCTTTCCTCTTCTTTATTAACCGAAGCACCACCTAAAAAAATAGTCATCCTAGTAGGATCTATACTATTTACAGTCACATCCCTATTAAAATTTTTACCTTGACTGGGAATGAAGTGATCTATTGCATATCTTTTCATAAGTATCCTTGTTTTAGTTAGTTGCTAATGGTAGTAAATACTCTGGCTTTATAATGGATAGAAATTGATATAACAAGTTACCTATAGAGTACTAAACGGACTATCAACGAATACTTAGAAGCCATCAAAAAAAATAATTTCCATTAATAAATGATGTTATTTTCATCCCAGAAAACAAAACAAGTCACCTAATCTGAGATAAATAGTAAACGCATTGATAATCACGCTGCAGCGCTGCTTTCAGCGGGTTCAAGGTACATCGCAGGAGAGAAGAAAGAAAGAAAGAATGCATAGCTGGATATGTAGCACACAAGTGCAATGTTAATGATAGGAGAATAACGTGAAACAGAACTCAGCCGAAGTAAAAGGAATGAGTAGGATGGCGCAGCGCCTCCTGGATAAAATTGACCGACTGGAGCATGCCGTTAAGCATAGAGTCGAATTAAACAGGAATCCAATACCAGGTACCTCGTCTGAAAAAATGCTCTCTCTGGCGCAATGCGAATGGATATTGAAGGATTGCGCCATGTTTCGTCGCTGGATTAGCAATGCTGACATCGTCGAATCGCAGCCATGGGTAAACGCCTCACGATCGGAGGTAAGTATCGACAATATAGGAGTCCCCTTGCCTCCAGGATGGGACTTGATAAAAATCCCGGTCATATGTCCTATTTGTGGCTTTACCTCAGAATAATTTATTAACACCAATAATGAATTGGTAAATTATTCATCTTTTGGAAGGTCACCTGAAAACCAGGCCGCGACCTTCTCTGACATATTCAGCTTAATAGCCGCAGACTCTGATGAACGGCCAAGAGAGATAAGCACCCTTTTATAAGCAGGGTCTCGTAACATCCCAAGCGTTGGGTTATCGCCCTCTTCCGCTTTAACGTAAGCAGCATGGAGATCAGCGTCTGAGACGCTATCCGACATCGTTATCAGCGCCTTCATTTGTTTCGCTTGAATCTCATGTAGCATAGCCGTTTTACCCGGTTGCCATACAAAACTGGCGATAGATATTGCGGCAATAACGGCACCAAAAAGAGGAGCGCTACCATAGGTGGCAAATATTGCTGACCCGAGCGTAATTTGAATAAACGTCAGTATGCGATCCAATCTGGCGTATAAGATCGCATGCATTGTTTCTATATAAAATGAATATCGAATACTAAAAAGCAATTCATCCCGGGTCATTTGGCACCTCTATTTTTTCGGCTTTGGCGCAGGCGTCGGCCTGTACGTTACTTGCCCATCAGGTCTTGGACGTTCTGTACCACCAAATTGATTAATACGCATTTTACCCTCCATTGGGTGGAGTTAATGGAGAACCTCCATATGGTGATGGAGTTCGTGCGCCGGACACGGGTAAGAATCCGGCTTAAATAAAATACTACCCCCGCTTATACGCAGCGAGCAATGAAGAAATAAAGGGAGTGTGAGATGAAGGTATTAAGAATTAAAGGGGAGAGCGCCGGGGATGTACTGCAGGAGGATCTGAAGCGGGCGAAAGCCCAGGGGAAAAAGAAAGTCACCCGCAGCATCACTGGCGGCCAGTTTAGCGCGACACGCGCCCGCCGGCTGGTTGAGCTGCTCAGCGATGCCGAAATAGACGAGGATGGACGGACGCTGGTCCTACGGGAAGGTATCGGAGAGGAAGTAATGCGGATTATCAACGAATACAGCGGAGCATGAACATGGCCAGAATGGTGAGTTTAAAGGAATGGGCTGAAGATGAATTTGGCAGTTTAGCTCCAAGCCTTCACACATTAACGAAATATGCCAAAGGTCACATGATGGCGCCACCGGCCAGAAAAGTTGGCAGAAAGTGGATGATTGATCGTGACGCCCGATTTATCGGCATTTTAGCTGAACCCAAAATCGCACCGACAGCAAACCCCGCGTTGAAGAGGATTATTGCAGATGGCTGCCAGACCACGAACCCACAAAATAACCATCCCCAATCTGTACTCAAAGTTAGATAAGCGTACCGGACGCGTATATTGGCAATACAAGCACCCCGTAACGGGTAATTTTCACAGCCTGGGTACCAATACAGAGGAAGCCAAACAGGTCGCCAGTGAGGCAAACGACATTATCGCAGAGCAGCGTACCCGGCAGATCCTCAGCGTTAACGAAAAAATCGCCCGTATGCGTGAGTCCAGAGAGTTTATCACCGTCACAACATGGCTAGATCGTTACCTTGAAATCCAGCAAGAACGGCTTGAATCAGGCGAAATAAAAATCAACTCCGTTAAGCAAAAGAAGAAGCCTGTCGAATTATTGCGCCAATGTTCTGGGATGCTTTATCTGAAAGATGTTACTGCGTTGGAAGTAGCAGAAATCATTGATGCCGTGAAAGCACAGGGACATAGCCGTATGGCTCAGGTCGTCAGGATGGCTATCATTGACGTTTTTAAAGAGGCGCAACACGCGGGGCACGTACCGCCAGGCTATAACCCGGCACAGGCAACAAAACAACCCCGGAACAGAGTGATGCGCCAGCGCTTATCGCTTGATGAGTGGAAAACCATTTATTCTGCGGCTGAACGACATCCCCCCTACCTCCAGTGTGCCATGTTGTTGGCTTTGGTGACTGGCCAGCGGATCGGTGACATTTCTAATATGAAGTTTTCTGATATTTGGGACGACATGTTGCACGTCACCCAAGAGAAAACAGGGGCACGTCTGGCTATCCCACTGGCTCTTACCTGCGTGGCGCTCAATATTTCACTGAGGGACGTCGTGACTCAATGTAGAGATGCGGTACTGAGCCAGTATCTGGTGCATTTTCGGCACACCACATCACAAGCAACGCGGGGGGATAGGGTTTCACCTAATGCCATCACAACCACCTTTAAAAAAGCCAGGAACCGCAGCGGTATAACCTGGCCGGAGGGAACCGCGCCCACTTTCCATGAACAACGCTCTCTGTCTGAACGACTCTACCGGGAGCAGGGACTGGAGACACAAAAACTGCTGGGACATAAGTCACAGAAAATGACGGATAAATATAACGATGACCGAGGGAAAGAATGGATGGTTATTGCCGTTTAG